GATCTCCTATCTCTGCTTCGTCTCTGATTATTGCTCGGTATCCTATCTCTGCTCGGTATCCTATATCTGCTCCGTTTCCTATCTCTGCTTCGTCTCCTATTATTGCTCGGTATCCTATATCTGCTCTTTCTCCTATTATTGCTCTGTTTCCTATTATTACTCTGTGTCCTATCATTGCTTCGGAGCCTATCGTTATATTCCTTTTTTCTAATTCTTCCTTATCCGATAGCCTAAACTCTTCCCAGCCCTTACCATCTACGTATAATAATATCTTGCTCATTTTTTATCCCTCTTTGGTTTTAAAGCCGTGCACGGTCGGCTGCTTTCTTTAGGAGATACCCCTATCCCTGCCGTGCCAGGGATTACGCTACTTATTCTTATGCGGCCTCGTACCATCTCTCGAGGACGGTCTGACGAATTAGGTCTTCGTCGATCTCTATAAGTCCTGCAATGATGTGAGTGACCTCATCCAATGATTTATCACACTTATCATCAAAGAGCGCGTCGTATTGATTCAAAATTCTAATTCTATCTCTCTTTTGATTATCCATGCATAGCTCCTTAATCTATTTGTAGATTTTGATTCTCTATTAACTCGACACCCTTAAATGATCTCCCTGATTTAATAGCAGCCTTGAGTTCATTTTTCATTGGGCTATATTCAATTTTTGTAAACTCTTCGCCGAGTACGGTAAGGAGTTGATTATCAGGTATTTTTACATCCAAGGATTCGCTTTTGCGCCAATAGAGTTTAACTCTATCGTCTTTGAGTTTAGTCCCCTCTTGCAGATTAGCTTTAATAAATCTTAAAAGGCTCTTATACCTTTTTTCAAGGGCCTCTCTCCTCTTTTTAAGATTGGCTTCTTTTGATTTTAAAGCTGCTGCCTCAAGTTCGAGTTCGCAATATATGCACCCAAGATTGAGGAGTTTCTTTTCCTTTGCTTCAACGATCTCGTTCAACTTCTCCGCAAGAACCTCATCTACAATTTCACCCGTGTCCGGATTAATCGCGGAGTAGAGTGTCTGATAATACAGATCGTCGAGTTCGAATAGTTTAAGTGTTGCGAGTGCGGCCATTAGGATAAGTCCCCCTCTTCCGTATGTCCAAGCGCGCCTAACGCACGGTCGAAGTGCGTCAGTCCCTCTTGATAGAGTGCGACCTTGTTCTGTTTGCTAAATTCTTGATACATCCCTTCCCACCGTTTCCTACAGGATGAAAGTTTTTGAATCGCTTCTTTTTGAGTTAAGCTTTCGTTGCCCAGGACTCCGTCGATCCATGCCTTGGTATCTGCGAGTTTTGTTTCGAGAGATTTATCAAGTTTTTTTGGAGCTGGTTGTTCTTGCTGCGCAGGGCCGAGCGAAGAAGGATCTTCTTTTTCCGCCAGAGCTTTTTCAGGTTTTGGTTTTGGTGCCACGCCTTCTGACAACCATGATGCAAGTTCTTCCCCAAATTCTTTTCCAGGCTTCTCGATAATCTTGTCCTGGAATTTTCCGGTGCGGTCTTTAGATACGGAAGCGTAATGATCTATGCTAAGTTCGATAAGAATATCGAATTCGTATTCAACACCCTTGCCTTGTTCAGGCGCAAGACCAACGCGCTTAGGAGCTTGCTTGCCACTTCGATTTGTCTCAAGTACGTATTCTGTCTTTGAGCGCATTGTAAAAAAGAGGTGCCCAGGAAAATCGTATAAAGCAGAAATAAGTTTTTTCTGCTTTGGTGTTCCTTCCGACCATGCAGCATAGGAGTTCCCTGCAAATTTTGTTTTTGCAATCTTATCAACGTCTTCAAGCAACTCTTGCCAGGCATGAGTTCCGGAATCGATGATCAAAACATCATAACCTAATTTGCCCGCCTCTCGCATCATTGCTATATAACTGTCAATTGATCGATCCGTAAGCTGGCAAATATCAAATTCAAATCGGTCCGAATACTTTGCAGATGATCCACGTTCTGAATCAATCACCGCAATTTTCTTTCCCATGCCTTGCGCCATCGAAAGACAAGAGTATGTCTTCCCTGATCCGGACGGCCCAAAGATCGCGGCACGTAATTTTGATTGTTCTTTTGTTGCTTTTACGAAAGTCATTTCCCTTCTCCTCCAAAATTGAATTTTGAATTGCGAAGGGATAATGTCTTAAAATTTAATATATTGTCAAGAACTAAAGTATTAATTTTTAAGACATTAGAATTTTCTGAATTGTTTCTGACAGAATAAGCAATCGTTCCATCGATGATAAATTGCCAATTCCTGTTGTAATTGTTGAAATTGTTCCAAGTCGAACACCACTCATTTTTGCGAGAAGAGCCGCATTCCCTCTTTTCTGATCCACAAAGTATCGGATATAATCCGTTAGAATTTGCCTGTCCGATTCTTCCGAATCCAGATTTTCCCGACGTCGCTTTATTACCGTGGAAGCGATTTTTTGTAATTGTTGGTCCGTCATCGCTATATCCTATTGGTGCTCCATTAAAATTCCTTAATGCGAAATTCATTTTATCCCTCCCATTTTTAACGTGAAGGGATAATGTTGAAATTAATTCAACTATGTCAAGTCTTATTGTTGAATTTTTTTCAACATTCGGACTGTTTTTGACAAAATGATTACTCGTTCTATGGATGGGAATGCCTGCGTGCCGCCAATCAAATGTGATATTGCCGTTTTCTCGATTCCGCTCTCTCTCGCAAGTAAGGCTTGATTTCCGCGTTGTGCTTCTACAAATTCCCGAATGTAATTCGTTAAAATTTGCCTGTCTAACTCTTCCCCTTCTAGACACTCGTCCCACTTGGCTATAATCTGATCTACTGATGGTTGTTTCTTTGAGGACATCGGCTTTCTCTATTGTAGTTGTCATCTGTTCCCTCCCGATTTGAACACGGAGGGACTTTGCTGCATTATTTGTAGCAAGTCAAGACAATTTACTGCATTTTTTGTAACTTTATCACTGCTTCCGTAACATCGAGAATCGTTTCCAACGAAGGTTGTGCGCCGGTCCGTGTAACGATTCTCGAAATTGTCGAAGTTGGAAGTTTGCACTCCCTTGCGAGATCGGCCGCATTTCCGCGCTTCAAGTCCACGAACGATCGAATAAATTGTATTAATAGATCGCGATCGTTTAACTCTGATGCAATTTCCGATCGTCGACGTTCTATGATTTTCAAAATAGTTTTGAGTTCGGACATCGGCTTTCTCTATTATCGGTTTTTTTATAATCCTTCTTAAATCGCTCATCACGCCACCTCGTCCACTCTGTATGATTTTTTGATGTCTTGAAGTACGTGGGCCATTGCATCCGTTTCCGCGCGGAGTGTCATCAGGAGGTCATCACGCTCTTTGACTTGTCCTTTGAGATACCTGATTGTCTGTCTGTAACTCACAAACAAAGCACGGAGACGGGCACGAGATTCTTTTACGTTCTGTTTTTGTTTTTCCACGGTGCGCATAACATCATCAAGTGAGTCCTCGATAAGCTTGTTGTCCTCTTCGGTTAATGGGATTTCACTTATACGTTCACTCGCATCGATCCAGTTACGGACAGCCTGCACGTCTTGAGATAGTTGGACGATATTACGTAGTGCGTCCATTTGGTGGTCTGTGTCGGGGTTCACGCTGCACCTCCTAAGTTGTATGAGGTGCAGAATGTTGCACATTGTGCAACATTGTCAAGGAATAAATTTACACTTTGTGCAGTTTTGTTATTGCTTCGGCTAAAGTTAGGAGTCCATCCATTCCAGGAGGACGGCCTGTGTTGTTTACAAGATGGGATATTCGTGATCCGGGAATGCCGGTTTGTTGAGTAAGTAAAGCTGTGTTCCCGCGTTTCGCCCGCACAAACTCTCGAATGTATTCTATTAACGCTTCGCGGTGTTCTTGCTCCGAATCCACACACTTCCGTCTGTGTTCGATAATTTGTTTTATCGTCTCTTTCTTCGACATGTCTCCTATCCATTATCGGACTTTGTTTGATTTTTATCAATGCCTTCATGCGAACACCTCGCCGGAATGCCTGGGAGTTGTGTGAGCACATTGCATAAAAAATGCAATTGTCGTCGGGTTAAACCCTTCGTTTCGCAATATCTCGATCTGCTCTTTGTGGTTTGGTTTGTATCCGTTGCGGATCTCGAAACATTCGAGCGCAATTCGGGCACGGTCTGACAGGTGGTATCTTGGGGTCATAGGTATCTCCTAAATTTTTTGGTTGACCGCAAACAAAAGAGGAGATAAACAGAAATCGGTCGTTGGACTTTTGTCTAACTCGGAGCCCGGTTGCCGCCGGGCTTTTTTATTTTTGGTCGGGGTATTGTAAGGAATAAAACTTATTGTTTTATTAAGTTTGTCAAGATAAAAAGTTATTGCGATAATAACTTTTTTGCATTTTGGGCAAGGATAAGTATTATTTCTATCCCCGGACTGACACCGGTATTTTTTAAGAGATTGGATATTCTGGATTCCGGAACACTGCTTGCTTCTGCAAGTCGTCTTTGATTTCCGCGTTTCAGTTCTACAAATTCCCGAATGTATTCTATCATAAGCGCACGATCCGATTCGCTTGTATCTAAACAGTGCTGTCGGCGTTCTATTGCCTGATCGATCGTTTCCTTTTTCGCGGCCATCTCTTAATTCCATTGTTATCACACTCATTAAATCTCTCAACACAAAGTTCACACTGCATGAGCGCACAAAGATGCGGCCATATTTTGGTTAAGGATCGGGGTATTGTTGTGGGGAATATATTTAAAAATTAAATATTTGTCAAGATTTAAATATTTAAACTTTAAATTTTTTGAATTTCTTCGGCAAGAGCTATGATGACTTCCATTCCGGGCGATGGTCCTGCATTGCGTATTAGATTGGAGATTGTTGACTGACGAATGCCACTTGCTTCCGCTAAAAGTTTTTGATTTCCTCTTTTGGCATCGACAAACTTCCGGATATAATCGATTAGATATTCTTTCTCTTCGGCTTCCGACCGAAGACAATTCTTTCGGTTGGTTATCACATCGTGTATATTTTTCATCTCTCAATTCCATCTTTGCTATATCCCGTAAATCTCTCAAGTCCTTACTTCTTTCGCTTTTGCTGTTGGAAATCGTTTATCATAGCCATTAGTCGAATACACTGTAGTATTGCCATATCCCTGCTTAGCCAATGCCGTCTTCCGTCTCCGTCGTATTGCCAAAAGTATTTTCTCTCGTTCTCTCTGTTCTGCGAATTTTCCATCGTTGCCTCTGTGTGTATCGGGAACCCACGAAGCGTTTTATGTTTTTGTAATATTGCTTAGCTTGCCTTGCGGCTCGGGCTTGGGGTTCTTCCGTGTTTGATTCCAAGTTTTGTGAGGTATTGGAGAACGACGGCGTTTCGTTTTCTTCCCGCAATCGTTCCGCGGACAACGTCGTACGACATTCCTGTTTCGTGAGAAATCACATCATAAGTTTTATTTAAAAACTGCAGCTCCGTCTTAATCTCTTCACGGGACATAACACCTTTGGGCCAAATTCGCCCTTGATTTTTTGCGACGCTCAATTTATCTCTCCTGTCAGTGCGTTGTGATGCTTAGTTGCTGGGATGACCATGTATTACACTGCAATATTTTACAAGTAAATTTTATTAAAGAGAAATATTTATTTGAACACACCAGGCGAAAGAATCAAATACATACGAACAGAGGGAACCGGGCAAAAAATCAGCCAGGACGAATTTGCGAAATCGATTGGAATCAGTCAGGAGCTCTTAAGTCAGCTCGAGAATAATAAACGGGATTTGACTGATCGTATTACGATAGTAATCGAACTAAAGTATGGATTTAGAAAAGAGTGGACACACAAAGGAATAGGACCCGAAAAGAATACAACTCCTTTGAATGTAACAGAAGCAGAAAAAGAACTGATTGAAAAAGGGATAATACTATCCCGTAAGATTATTAATAATCCTACATTATGCGAGATTGCAGAGATACTTGTAAAGATACAGCCAGAAGACTTAAAGAAAATTAAGACAATTATTGAAACGTTTTTAAAGTAGATGTGGTTTGAATTGTTACAAGTGTATTTCTCTGATCCGTACTTTTGAAATTGTTAAAACTGCAAACTTTCCACTAAGATCAGAACCGTATTGATTGATAAGTTTCAAAAGTGTTTTAGTAATCTCTAAAAAATCTTTTGGATGATAACGCAATAGTATAATACCAAGAGGACTTGCTTTGTGAGCAAATACCCACTCACCAAAATCCTTGTCTAAGGTTAAGATTATTGAATTAAATTCTTTGGCAATATTAAGTATTTCTGAATCACTATAGCCACGATAGTCTTCTAATACAGATTTAATAGAATGCCCTGAATTTCTCAACTCTTGAATTATTCGAAAATCAACGTTTTCGTCTGCAAGAATATTAACTTGCAAGTAAACTTTCTCGTGATATGACTTCGCTAGAGTAAGATAGACATGCTAAAATATCATCTCTTACAATACCAGGAGTTGCGGTTAGAATCTCTTCAATTGACAATCCTTCTCCCAATCTTTCAAGGATAAGTTCTACGGTAATCCGCGTTCCTTTTATCACCGGTTTTCCCAGCATGACATTTGGATTGGCACTTAATCTATTTTTATAATCCATGTCTCAAAAATAGATTAAATTTGGTTTTTGTCAAGAACTCACTAAAGGCTTTGAAATTTTCGAAAAAGAAAGCACTAGTTGTTCAGTTTCTTTTTATTGTAAATTATACAACCGATACAGCCGCATTCATTTCCTGTATCGCGTTGTACTGAATATTTTTTATTGGACCGTTGTAAATAGCGCGAACTTTTACTCTGAAGTTTTGATAGCCTTTCGAAATTCCTTCAGCAGCAAACGTCTGAAAACGCATTATAGAATAAACTATGCCGACTGAAGAGGTAAACAACAATAAAAAGAACGATTTAAACACAAGATGAGATATTACAATTCTCTCATATTCTTCAAGTAGCGGCTTAAAGTTTACTTGAGCAACAGGATCAAGTTTTTTAAAACCTTGGTCCAACTCTAGTCTCAGACTAGAAAATACTTCGTATCTACTCATAAACAAGTTTACCAAAAATACAAATATTAAATACCGCAAAAAACTGATCCGATGTGTGAACCGAATCGTTCCGTTAATTATTGCTTCGAAACTTTGATAAGCTGGATCTGAAAAATTTATTCCATTTTGTTTAAGACCAAATTCAAATAACCTGTCACGAAGTTTAAATAGATCTTCGCGGGTACGATCGACCATGTAACCCTTCCAAAGGACGTTCCAAGAAAAAAATAAAAGACCAAGTATAAAAAACAACATTAACCCGTAGATCCCGTTTTCCATCATCTATCCTCCTTTGCTGTTCGACCGTTTTTCGACAAACCACTTGTTAATCGATTTGGATTGAGCCTTTTCTCGCATTCTGCAAGTTTAGAGCTGAGTCTCTTAATATTATCGGACCGTAATTTCTTTTGCTTAATTCCATAAAAAATACAGAAAACTCCAAAAATATAACCTACAGCTTCGATTGGATTGGATTTTTTCGCAAAATCAATTAATGCACTAAATCCAACATCAAATATAGCATTCGTTTGTTTCCCCGCAAGGTGCGAAATTGATGAAACTATACCGAAAGTGACAATTGCTATAATCAATATATTACTGGATTTAGCAATTATTCTCTCCCCCAAACTTGCAATAACACTCAATTTATGTACTTTGTAGTTCGCATTGTGATTCGCATCTATTTCGCGTTGAGTGAAGCGTCTTCGTAATTTTCTGGACATACTTAATTAACACAACAACAGTTGGATCAAAAATTAGTATGTCATTATTGTCAATTCAATGATTTATTTGATTGCAAATATTATACTAAGGCTTTGTTTAGATGTAAACGAATATTTAGTTACGTTAATAGCTACTCAAAAAGGCGCCCAACTAATATTGAGATTAATGCCGGGTGTGTAATAACTGAATCATTGCTACACAAGACGCAAGTGCCGTCCCAAGTGGGCGGATAAGTATTTCTCTTTTTAAATTCACTTGGCACTCCCTCGTTTATAGCACCACAATGGTCACACTTAAATCTTATATTTGGCATTCCGACAAGTCTCATAAGTTTGATTCCATTGTTATTTCTTTTGCTGTTTTTTGGATATGAGCCCCTATATCTACATCCTCTAAATATAACGCCCGAAATAATCCCCAAAGCCTCTTGTTAGTTTTTTCTAACTTGTATGCCAAGATCAGAAATTCAACCGGATCCACATATTTGTAAATTACAACAACCAACAATACGACCGTCCTGCTAAATCTTGGCACAGGATCACCTGACTCAATGTTTGCGTTTGTAATCAAGGCATTACCCATAAGCGCCGCAGCTGCAAAAAACAAACCTGCTATTGCGACACCGATAGCGGAATAAGGCGCGAGAAAAATCCCTTGCAAAGGCAAAATATAAACAAACAAAACACAAATAGCCACAGCGATTAGAGTCCCGGTCGTGATCAGGAGAGCCTGTATTTTGTGTTGCTGATAGCGTCTAACCTCTAACCACAACACAACCAAAGAGCCTATAAAATACGTAGCACAGTATATTATAAATATATGATATTTATATGTTGGCTTATACGCAAAATTGACTGTATCCAAAAGTTGCACAAATTGACGAGTAATAGCACAATACAAAAAATACGTTATTAGTGCCGTGTTTATTGCAAGCCCTACCCTACTCTGTTTGTATTGAGGATTAAATAGACTTTTAACAAACCTAAAAAATAGATACGGAGTAAACAAGATCGGGATAAGGGTCAACTCATGCAAAAATTCACGCAATTCCAGCATTACCACATTGCGCGCACCCAAAATAAAAACCCAGGCTCCAAGGGATAACGCAAATAACAAAAACCACTTTTGAGAGGACTCGCTTTGAATCGAATTACGATAAACGTAAATCCCCAACCAAAAAACAAAAAACGAAACACAAACCGATAAAACCATACCTATTTCCAACAACTTCACAAATGTTAAGTAATCTAAATCCGCTTTAAAAATATATCTTTTTTGCTCATTTTCGCTCTCCTGATCACCGAAAACATAATATTAACAAAACGTTAATTTTGTCCCGAATTTGAGGCAAAAGTTTTGCAGAGTCAAATCAAAAATTAACAAAACGTTAATTTTTTAAAGCGACATAAATTTATATATGAGACATAAAGATAAAGGACAAAGCACAAGGCTCGAAATCATATTAGAGGAAACTAATTTGTTATCAAAAGAGCTGGCTGCGGCTTGCGATACTTTTCCCGAAGTAATCTCACTTTATTTATCAAATAAACGTGATATACCTTTTGACCTTGCTTATAAAATAATGTTGCAATATGGTTATTCACCATTCTGGCTAATCTTTGGAGACGGGGAAAAATTTGTTTCCAAAGACCTGCTTGAATCACTCACTCAAAATCAAATTGAAACGATTTACGAAATAGATCGGAATCGCGTATTTAATCGACGATTGGACGAATCTGGGTTTAGGCCAATGGTCGAGCGGCTATTAGAGCTAGACGACAGGGAGCGTAAAATCTTCCTCTCTATTTTTGATCGGTTTTTTCCTGGAAGACCCCAATAATTTTATCAGTGTACCTTTCGCAATTATTCATAACAGAATTTTTATTTTTCTTAATCTCTTCAGCGAATTCTAAAAGTAAGTCTATTATCTTTTTTTTTAAAGCAGTCATCGTCGGGCCTCGGATTATCCGACGTATGCTTGAGGAATGTTCCGAGAAAATCCACGAACTTTACTTTTGCTACAATTGACACGCGATATTATGTATTAGGGTTTTTTAATGTGATGTATTGAGGTTTGGAAATAAATTATTGAATTTAAAATCTACACTCACTGTCAAATTCTCGAATGTCTAAGTTGATCGTATTACAAATAACCAAGAAGCGATTTCTATAAATTGCTTTTTTCGGTAGATAACAATGTAAGGGTATTGGATACTTCCGATCCGGAAAATACAAATCTACATGTACATAATCTTTTGTTGCACCAGTGGAAATTTTACTATCCGTTTGGATTACTAAGCCCAAGAATTTTACCTTGAGCTTTTCGATTACTTTTTCATAACTTAACCAATCAGGATGCAACTTGAGTATCTACGCTTGATTTTTCTTTTTTCAAATTTTCGTAAAGACCCTGAAGCATCGAAAGAGAAACTTTTAACTCAGAATTTCTTTCTTCTGATTCTCTAAATTTTTCCTCAACAATCGAATTAGAATTTTTTAATTCTTCGTTTTCTTTAGATACTGCTCTTAACTTATCTGTCTCTGGATCTCCGCAAAGAAATAAAAGTTGCCTATAAATTCCCCAATACTCCTCTAATTGAGTATTTTTGAGTAACTCATACAGGCCCTCATTTTCTTTTAGTGAAGATAGATATTCTTCAATATGCTGAAAAAGATTTGATTTAGACTTTATCTCGTCAATTCCCCAAGAGAATAATCCTAACTCAAGTGCAACAGCCGCATATCCAGACTCATCTTCGGGACCTTTTTGTTCGAAAATCAGATAATGAATTTTCAGAGAATGCCCATTCACATGGCGCCAAATTTTCCCGAATAATACTACTTTTCCAATTTCTATCATTTTATTCTACCCCACAAGATTTTGCCCTCTTGATTTGTCCACTCCTATGTTTATATATCTTAGTTACGATATATACTAATCTATCGGCATAGTCAACAATTGACAACGACACTTTTGATTCTTATAAGACTTAATAACTCGAAACAGGTGGGGAAATTCCCCACCTGGAAAAAAATCAAACGCCTTAAGTCCAAACATACTCCTTTTCTTAACTCTACACTATGCAGAACAAAAATCCGCTTCCCCTATTTTTCCCCTGCATGAGAGACTCTATTTTGATGAAAGTTATTGCAATCGTAAACCAAAAGGGCGGCGTAGGCAAAACTACCGAAACGTCAATATTTGGCAAAAGCCTGGCTTATTCTGGAAAAAAAGTTCTTGTCATTGATGCAGATCCACAAGGGGGCATTTCTTCCATCCTACTCCCAGACCAAGACGAAAATGAAAACCGCAAAGGATTATTTGATATATTGATGGGCGATGATCCTATTTTCAACGAAAACATTCACCCATCTCACCTCCTAAATTTAAATGGAAACCTTCATATCATTCCGGCAGATCATAGGTTAGACAAAATATTCGTTTCGTTGTCTCCATTTGTTCTTAGGGATACCTTTAAATCTTTTGTCGAAAAGGATTATGATTTTATTCTCATTGATACACCCCCAACTGTTCAGGGAATTACTCGCGGTGCGGTCATTTTTGCTGACCGCGTCATTATTCCCTGTGAAACAACACCTCAGTCTTTCGGGCCCACCAAATATACCGTTGATTCAGTTTTAAATTTAGAGAAGACTCCTGAAGTAATTTTTCTTGGCTGGAAGGAACCTGAAGGTGATGGGTTCCAAGCTCGTAATGCTCGAAAGTTTGAAACACAATTTTCAAAATTCCTCATAGGCTCTCTCCCAAAAAATATCACTTCGAGTTCTTTGGCCTCGGAAGATAAAAAAATCACACCATCTCTCAAAGATGGGCTGGTCTCAACGGTCATTTCTTTGTTGGAGAAAAATAAATGAGCGGCTTTAAAAAAGTAGGCTCGCAAGATTATAAGACTATAAAGATGCAGCTCGCTCCTGAGCTCTTAGAGGTTCAGGGAATGATGCCAATTTCAGATGAAGATTATTCAAAGCTATATAAATCTATTTCTAAGGTTGGGATAAAAGACCCATTGCGAGGCTATCTCGGAGAGGGAAGGGTATTCTTTATTCTTTCGGGAGCCAATCGATTCGATATAGCTACAAAGCTAAATCTCGATATGATTCCTATCGAGATTTACGAAGGCGGCTCCCGGAAAGATAGAGTTGAATTTGCTTTAGATGAAAATTTAGAAAGACGCCATTTAACAAATGATCAAAAGAGAAAAATTGCTGAGTGGAAGCTTAGGAATTCTCCAGAAGAATCCGATAGAATCATCGCAAAAAAAGCGGGGGTGGATCATAAAACGGTTGGAACTATTAGAAAAAGGCTCGAAACAGGTGGGGAAATTCCCCACCTGGAAAAAAGAAGAGGGCAGGATGGAAAAATTCAGGCGGCTAAGAAATCGGGCGAAATTCCCCGCATAGAAAAAAAATTAAACGCCTTAAGTCCAAAAGAAAGAATGCTTAGGATAAATGAGATTAAAGCCGAAATTAAAAACTTAGAAGCACAAATCAAAACAAAGCAAAAAGAAATCGACGAACTATCGAGAACTTAGCCGCCTGAATTTAGCACTTATAAAAATGCCCAATTTTTTTACTTTAAAATAAAAAAATAGTACCCAAATCCGTATGGTCATCTTACCGTACCGTAGACATCTCATCCGAGATTCGTTGTCGATGCGCCTGTGCGGAGGTGAGATGCCCACAGGCAATTCCTTCCTCCACATAATAAAATTATGTCTCTTTTTTCCTTGACAATTTTTCGTGGCTTGATCTAGATTTGTACCCGTTTAAGGCGACATAACTTGAACACGGCCCATCTCACAATACGGCCGAACGACAACGAATCGAGGACCTCCGAAACGGCTCCACGCCCAATCCATGCTCCCGATTTGAATAGAGTAGGGTAAACTCTTTTGCCGTGCGCGCCCGCCTATGTCCGCACCGCAAGAAAGGAAAAGAACGTGGAAGGAATCCATCTACGAATACCTGCGGCGTTTTTGCGGGATAAACGAATAAAAACGAATCAACGTGGAATTGCTCTCGCAGTGTTCGGAGCAATGTGGTCGTTTACAGGCCGGGGCAATGTTTGCTTCGCCTCAATCGGACTCGGTCCTGATGACGAGCAGAATCCTAAGATCAAAAAATCAACCCTCTGTTCTCGCTCGGGACTATCCAAAAATACCGTAGTAAAATATAAGAAACTTCTAATACAGCTCGGATGGATCGAGGTTAAACGAGAGGGTAGGGGGCTCAATGATACGATAACTCTGCACGAGATTGCTTGCGCTAAAACCGAAATCCAGAATCCCACGAATTGCGATTCTGAAACAAAAAATCCGAGTATCGAGGTATTCCAGAATCCCACTCCAAGTGAATGCGATTCCAGTGGCGTACGGCATGGGGTTGGGATGCCTATACAGAATTGTACAGAAAATTTAAATAAAATAGACGAGTGGGAAAAATTCTTAAATTGGTCGAAAGAGCGATTGACGAGATCGAGTAATGATATTTTAAAAAATATTAAAATAAATTTCAATGCAAGTGAACTTAAATTACTCGAACCAGTTACAGATTCTCTATCTATGATTATCCTAAAATATTTTACTGAAGAGGTTAAAAAACCAATTTCAGTAAAATTTGTGGAAAAAACGGAGCAGGGTAGGGCGGCCTAATATGCAAACAACCAAAACAAAATTCGAAAACCCCAGTGTGACCGATGTCGTTTGGTCGTTCTGGATCTCCATATATAAGCGCGGTCTAATCGAGTACATTATGAATCTGTCAAGTCCAGATGAGTTCGAAAAAATAATCTATTCTTTCGACCAGATCCATGCAACGGAACGGTAGGCACCCTTTGAATAAATCGAAACGACAGCCCCACCGACCAAAACAGAATGAATTCCTTTGCTGGCTAAATGCCAACCAACGAATTTCCACAGATTCTCTTCGTTAACTGTTTTCCAATCAGGTTCTTGCATACACTGGCTTTCCTTTTTCTCTGGGTCTTCGTCTTGTTGAGAATATAGATTCCTTTTCTTCGATGCTCAAAGAATTATAAAAGATAGACAATATTTCTTTGAGCGGCTTGACGAAAGGGGACTTTTGATTAAACGAAAAAACACGAGATCGACCAATTTGTTTAGCAACTAAGATTCCGGTCTTTTCGAATCTTTCTAATTGTAGTCTAATCGGAGTCACAGCGACATCGTAATCTTTTGCGATAGCCGAAGAGTGAATTTCGTTATAATGATAAACGTGTAATAGAACTCTGGAAGCCGTTCCGTTTCCGAAGATGCCATCAAGGACCATGCTCTTGAGTATATTATATCATTCTTTTGTTATCAACTACTTTTTAGTCTATATAGACTAATATTTAGTCATTTGAAAACACTCTAAGCCAGGGGGAAAAAGTTTGGAGTATATTTTTAAATGAGGAAATAAGTAACTTCCGATAATCGTCATTTGGTCTCATTAGTGAACATTTGTTTATTCTTTGTTGTCTCTGATCTGTTTGGCAATCTTGATTAATGTCTCAACGTGGACTTTTTTCTTGTCATTGATATAGTTGGCTATATTTCCATTAGATTTTTTAGTCCACTTTTCGATCTGTCTCAAGGTTCCCGAGGATCTAATATATTCGATTAAAATTTTACGGCACTCGGCCACAGTGCTTTCGACTTGATCGATAGGTTCAACTTTAGAATGTTCCATGTTGATCAATTCCTTTATTTTTTTGGAAAAAAATTAACTCCATGCAATCCCTTAAAATCATCATCTTGAGTCCATAGGATAGCGTTGTATTGACGTGCTGTTGCTAAGATAATACTATCCGCCATGGGCATTTTGTGATCACAACTTAACTTTGCGGCTGTTATTGCTAAAGACGCATCTAATCCCACAACTTTATTTTGCTGCATATGGGCAATTGCCCTGAGTGCGTTGTCTTCTCCTCGTTCCAAAAGTATTTTTTTAAAAACTTCGTACAGAGTTATTACTGGGACTAATAGGGATTCTGTCTTTTCTATTGCTCCCGCAAAATATTCTGCTCTTTTTGTTTCAGCAAAATATTCCAACCAGCCAGAAGAATCTACAACGTTCAAACTCGATCGCCTTCTCGTTCGATTTTAGTATCCATTCCCTTTAAAAATCCTTTTAGTTTTTTTATGGGTTCGATAGGTATCAACTCTATGCGATTTCCGTAATGTATGATTTCGAGATGTCCGCCTACTTTTAATCCCGTTTTTTCACGGATTTCTTTTGGGATAACGATTTGATATTTAGGCGAAATAATTACTTTGTTCATAGTTTATCGATCGTACTTCCGTCTTACGATTTGTCAATCGATAAACCATATTTTATATCGTTTAATCAGATAAATATTTCAACCAGTGTTTTAAAAAGCTTCGCCAGTTTTTTAGCAACGTCTTTATCTATAGACCTCTTTCCGGATTCGTATTCTGATATTTGGGATCGGGCTATGCCAAGTTTTTGCCCTAACTCGGTTTGTGACCAACCAGCCATTTCACGATAAGTTCGCATGTGCGTCCCAGGTGTTGCGAGATGCCCATGTTTTTTCCAAAACTCGCTTTCACGGAATGGCACGGAATCGCTGTTCTTAATTGCCTCAAATAATCTATAAATTTCCTCTTTTCTTTTTTCGCTAACGGATTTAGATGATTCGATTTTTGACTCTAGGTCTTTCTCAAATTTATTTTTCATAGCGCCTCCTAAGTTTGCTTAAACGCACTTAACACCCTAATTTAAACTGCGCGCCACTTGGCACTATTTATCCCTTGGGTATTCCATGCCAAATATCTTACTTACTTCCAAACGAAAATTCACAATCTTCAAGCGCTTTCTTTTCTGATTCTTCTGCTGAATATCCCTGTTCAGAACGCCAATACAATTTTCGCTCTTCGAGATAAATCTCTTTTTCGAAACGCCGCATCTTTGGGCCCATATTTTTAACTACTTCTCTTCCAAATTCAGTAATGTCTTCTTTTATAACAAGATTATCGTTCATTTGTTTTTCTCCGGTATTAAGGTTTTAAAATTTCTCTAACTTGTGGGGAACCTACACGGCCTCGTTGTATTTTCTGATCTTTTCAATCTCTTTGCCGTGATCGTTTTGCGCCTCAAAGAGATCGTACGTGTTTTGTAAGTTGAGCCAAAATTTTGCGGTTTGTCCGAAAAATTTCCCCAAACGCAATGCGATTTCTGGGGTAATAGATCGTTTGCCCAAAACCAGGTTGCTCAAATTTGATCGCGGAATTCCTGTCTCAATCGCAAGTCTATATTGAGATACCTCAATCTCGTCGAGATAGTTTTTCAGAATTGCGCCTGGGTGTGGATTGTATTTTTTGCTCACGTTAGTTCCCTCCTAATGATAGTCGCCTATAAATTCTATTATAACATTCCCGTCGTTCCAGCGGAAACAAATTCGGATCGGACCGTTAACCCAAATTGCATGCTGTCCGATCCGATTATTTTGTAGTGGATGCAATTTATTTGAAGGCGGAAATTTTAAGTCGTCAATTTCGTGCGCCGCGTCGATCTCTCTGAGTTTCTCGGTGATCTTTCGGCAGACGCCAGGCTGGAAACGTTTGTCCGACCCTCCCTCGTAAATTAATTTGTCTCGCTTGTCCCTGAACTGAACGATCATGTACAAACGCTATCAAATTGATAGCGTTTGTCAAACAAAAAATACTCGCGCATCAAAAAAAATTAACTATGCATCAGTTAAGCAAAAGTTCAGCCGGAACCTTTTTTATCTTCCCATCCTTTTTTTCGCCACCAACTCATAGGAGCTATTTCTTCTAATTTTGTTTCTAACTTTTGTCTTTCTGATTTCGCTTCGTTCTCTTGTTGTCTGTACTTGTCCCACTTTATATAATAACGTAATCCTTCTTTTAATTTTTGTTCTGATACTCCTATATTCTCAAATCGTTTTCGGTTTTGTATTTTAACTCGTAACTTTTTGAGCGTGGATTCGTGAATCCCGGTTAATTGATGGACTGATTTGATAGTTGCTTTCATAAGCATCTCACCTAATCTTTTTTCTATAGCGGCGTCCCTGTCTCCTGCTGACACGTTGCGACCCGTAAAGATTAGGTGATAGATGATTTCTTGCTCTTTGCCGGGAGGTAATTCTTTTTGGAAACGTATAGCGGGGACATAGTAATCAAGCTCTTGGCAAATTGCAGATCTTGTACGACCATCAATAATTGTCCAATCATGTCTCAAAAAAACAATTTGTAAAACACCTAAACGTTTAATTGAGTCTTTGAGTTCTTCGTATTTTTCTCCCTTTGGTATATCAAAAGGATGTAAGGAGTCATCAAATTTAAAAGTATTTGGATTAAGATATTCTAGTTTTGTCGGTTTATATTTTTGTATGTCAAACTCGGGGTCTTCTGATTTTGGCACTGGCATCTCCTGATTAGGCGCAATAATATTTTACCTCGACTTTTTGCCTGTACTTTTTTATCAAAAAATACCCCGCAAATTGCGGGGTTAAATGAGATGGAATTTACTTAAGGATTATATCACGGTGCTAGTATATATTCTTTCGTTTCGTCCGTCGGCTTCGCTGAAGACCCTCCGAACCAACTCACAAACCTGTAAACGTATGCGGCCCTAAACGCGCCCATTCCGTCTTCTAAACAAATTTTTTTTAGAATCTGATCTGCGGTATCACGATATTTTATATGATCTAATTTTTCTTCCCGCATCAATTGATAGAGTGCGTCATGTACTAAAGATCCCCGCATAAAGGATTTTGTATCAAACGTCGGGCCACTTGGTCCATCCCAAGCATATCCGGCCTCTATACGTAATAGACCGCCTGTATCCAGTGAGACAAAAGTTTTTATTCGATGTCCGACCTGAACTCGGTTATCCGTTTTAATATTTGTCTGATAACTATAAGATTGTATGAGTTCGTATTTGTAGCTTTTAAGGCTTTTATAAACTATTCGATCCATTGCTGTCTCCATTTTTTCCCACAAGTCCGATCGCGGCAAGTCCGGCTGTGATCGCAATTGACGCCTGCGTCCAATCCGCTTTGCCTACGAATACGGATACGATCGCTCCGACCACGAGGGCAATTCCTAGGATCGTTGAGACTCGGCCCTTGGTTGCGTTTTCCGAGAGATGACTCCAAAATGTTTTTTTATGTTTGGTCATATTATATTTCCTTTATGTGTTATCTTACTAAGTCCATCATGTGTGTATCTGTGCGAAAAATGTCTGGGAATACTGTTTCGGGGAGGTAGGACATGAACCCATCGAGGTCTTTGGAGTATCCTTTAGTATACACTCCAGCAGGGTCCGAAATCCAGAGGCCAATGATTTTTCCCTGGTCGTTTGTCCTATAGCCGACTGCTGTTATAATGTGGCCACCCCCTTTACCTAGATGGATTCCTAGCATAGGTTGACGTTCGAGGAGTATCCCATACGCAAGTCGGTTTAACGAATTGATTCCAACTTTAGTATAGTCCACCCTGGGGACTGGGGTCGCGTCCGGAAACGCTTCGGCAAGGACTTGATTTATAATCTTACGATGTTGTTCCCAAAAAAATCTTTTGTTGTTCTCAACTGTATCGCCACTTTTGTATTCCCCCACTCGAATCAAATACGCGAGTTCGTCAACGCGGCCGGAGGCTTTGTATTCCAGTCCACTTTTAATCAGGTTGTCTATCAATTTGTTAACAAAAGCATTTCCGGACGAAACGAAACACTGGTTGAACCGTCTCCACTCTTTTGTAAAACTCATATTAGATGACCCGTCTATATTCACATTGTTCTTTTGCGAATAGTGCCACGCTTCCGAGAGTACGTAATCGTTCTTAGTGAGTCCGTAATTTCCTTTTTCGATTTTTCTAAGCCCCTCTTGGATCACCGCTTTCTGTCCTCTTTAAGTTCTTGTAATATAGTTGTGAGCGTTGCGAAGGTTGTGTCTACTCGCAAGGCCGTGTTGTTTAAACTGTCAAGCTTTGCTTTGATCTCCACCATATCTTTATTTAAATTCGTTATATCCTTTCCCTGGAGATCGGATTGATTTTTTGCCTCATAGGCAACTCGTTTCGCTTCTTTGATTTGCCCGTAAATGTCTTTTAAAAAAAAAGAAATCAGTGTAGTCGTTACACCAACTGCCCAATTTATTTGTTCTTGCGTAAACACTGTCCCTTCCTTTGTTTATATCAACTCCAAGCCTCGGCTAAATCCAAAAACTCTTCGGGTTTTAAATTTCGTATTTTTTCTTCAATTTCCCATTTTTTAGAATATAAAATTCTCCCTGTGTTAAAAAGATCCAATTCGATTAAATCTGATAGTTCTGATAATTCTTCAAACGTAAAAGAATGAAATCGGTTATTTGTATCTCTCCATTCTGGAATAGTACTAATTCGTTGTTTATTATAAAGAGTTAATGTTTTTTGAATATTCTCTAAATAGGTTTTACCTGAGTCCCAAGCGGTTCCTTTGTAGTCAACTGTGCCTCTATAAGAACCAAGTTTAGAATAGAAGATCTGACTATTTCTCTCCAACAGAGCTTCTTTTTTGCGCTCTTGATTAATTATCCAACCGGAATCCGTATATTTTTGATACTCTACTAAATTTTCGTTCGAATCTTTTAGCGGTTCGTCTTCCGTTTCCGTCTCTGGATCTATTTTATCTTCCCAGCTTAGCAGGACTCTTTCGTTGCCAGTTGTTTTGTTATATACTTTTTTAGGGACAAAATCTTGCGCCACTCCGTCTTGAATCACTGCAGCAAACGTTTCCCCGATTTGTGGATTGTAGTGGTGTGAATACACAATCTCGTGCTGGTCTGGTTTAAAATTTCCCCAGGCTTCTACGCCTGTAAGTTCGTTTGGATCCGTGTTGATCCAGATGACTTGTTTATTTGATTTTTCTAATATATAATTCATTACGCTACCCTCACTTTGTATTTTACCGCTACATATGCAGGAGTGGTTTCATTGCCTAGTCGCGGTGTTCCGTTGGCGCCGTTTGCAATAGGGCCGAAAATACCAATACTAACGTAAAAAGTTCCAGTAGTCCCAGCATTAAACCAACTCCCTCCAGCACCTCCACCAATACCTAACACGTTGTTATAAGTAATGGCGTGAGAGTGATCAGAGATTTGATCTTGTCCGGCATACCCAACGGCTCCACCGTCATAGTTTCCACCGGCCATTTTATTTCTAGTTCCGTGTACCCCGGCGTTTCGCGCAAAGAGTCCACGACGATCTGGAATGTTAAACGTTGTAGATCCATCACCAAAACCGTATTCCGCATTGACGAGCATTGTTCCGGCTTGTGATGACGTTAGGTCTATGATTGTGCCCGTAGCAGTTGCCGAAATTTGGAAGTCATTTGCTGTCGGGTTACGTACATAATAATTTGTTAATGCTGTAATTCCGCCACCGGTAAAAGAGAACTTTACGAGTTGACCCTCAACGCATCCATGTGCAGTCACGTTGATTCTATCGGTTGCAGGTGTTATACTTGCAACAGTTCGGTTAACTAAATTCCAAAGTGCAGAGTAGGTTGTTCTTGAGATTGCCTGACTATTGATTACTTTGTATCTTGTTGAATCCAGTTGGTCAAATGGGTCCTCTACGACACAACCAAGGGGGATTGTATCAATTGTTATTGTACCAGTTTGACCATTAACGGAGACGACTGGGGTGGGTATTACTACAACCCCAGTTTGTCCGTTAACAGAGGTTACGCTTGCAGCACTCGGCGGAAGTTGCGACGACGGGACAAGCCCATCTTGTCCTAATGTTGCAACACCCTTTGCAACTCCCTTTTCCGTGATCGGAATTTTCGTCGCCAATGCGGTAAAAACCGTTGTTGCGAAGTGTGGATCGCCGTTCAACATTTCGAAAATTTCACGGAACGTATCTGCTGTTTCCGGAGCTCCGTTAACAAGCCCGTTTATGGCTGCCTGGATACGTGCAGACATTTCTGATTCAACCCAGTCGCGTCGGGTCGCGTGGTCCGCGTTGGTCGGTGCATTGACAATCGAAAGACTGGGGACGCCGGTTATGTTGTTTTGTGTGTCGATTGTGATTCCAGTTTCGAGGACGTCCAAATCAGTTGCACCTGATTTAAGTAGTCTCTGTCCAGCAAATGGATTTAGTTTTGATAGTTTATTTTCGTTAAGCCAACGGAGGCAACGCTCTAATATTAAATTCGGTGATCCAAGGATTGTCGTCCAATATGACGCATCAACACCAATCAGCCAAGCACCGAGGCCGGTATTCGTTGATGCAAGCATTGCCAAAATTGATTGCACTTGAGTGGGGTCACTTACGTCACCATCTCGTGTGATTGTACCGATTAATTTAAACGATCCGTAATAATCATAATTTTTTACACCAGATCGCGAAATCAGCAAATCGTAAAAATATTGTTCGTCTCCTAACATCCCTACGGTGTGTCCTGGTTGAACATAGGCCACAACAATCCCTTGGGCCCAATTAGCACCTGGATCTGTTGGTAACAAATCAATAGACAATTCTATTTTCGTTGCTTTAGGATTTTTTTTAACCTGTAAGCGAATAGTTGCATATGGGTTTACGATATTCTGGATACCCGTAAAATTTATTACAGTCGATTCGTTTTGATAAGTAATAATCGGTTTGTGTTGCTTCATTTTATTCTATTACTAGAATCCCACCATACTCTATGGAGTTTTTAACATGCGTTTTCCAAACAGGATCATTTCGTTTAACAAGTACATCATATTGATATGTTCCTGGACTGAGTAGGTCCGTCTCCATAGTACTTTTGCGAATCCAATAACCACTTAAGTCAATTTGAGTTTCAAAATATTCTTTTGATTCTTGTCTTCTGTTTGATCCAACCCTAGCAAATTGACAAAAAACAGTCGCGTTTTCTAAATCAGAAGATTCAAAAAAATGCGCGAAATCTTCACCACGTCTCATAAATAACCTTAATTCTTTCATGAGAGGTTTACCATTTTAGCAACATCCATTCCATTAACGCATTGCTTGAGCTTGTCCACCGGAATTCAAATTGGCTTCCAGTATCAATAATCTGAAACGGAGTGCTACCGGATCCATAGGATCCACATCCGCTAATATTTGCTCTACTGTTTCGCCAAAAAAGAGTCCCTCGTCGCGGAGCGTAAGCTTCCATTCCGAGTGTTCCGCTTGGTCCCCCCTGTGGACCGGTTGTAAAATCACGCACACTTACGGTCGCCTCTACCCACTTGATGAGATTTACAAGCGGACCTAGTTGACCATTTATCGAATTATCCGCGTTTGTTCTCGCGGTTACTTCGGCTGCAAGATTGTTTATCACCGTCGTTAATTGCGAAAGTCTTACCGAATCATTTGGATTGGTTCCGGCCGCAAGATTGATAATCTTATTAAGATTTGCGTTCAGATTCCCTAACATCGGTAGAGATCCATCACGAGATAGTTTTTCCGCAAGTGCAAGTTGTTCTATATATAAGTCATTTTGGACGTTTTTAACTGATCCTACTCCAAAATAACTGACAATATATTGGGATCCAATTGGTGTATCTATCGGTACTAGGACTATTCCAACGCGTGGCGCAAGAAAATATTGTGAGCCAGTCGCAACAGATGTAACACGAGATTGCCTGTTTTCTAATATTTTGTCCGCGTTAGAATTCCCTTTATAAACTTGGATTGATCCGTCATCTAAAGGGCGTTCAAAAAGTTTGAAACCGCGCTTCCCTCCGTATTCAGGGATTTCGATTACTGAGTGTACTTCACTTGTTATTTCCTGCGGAATGAATTTGCCTTCCTGCTCGTCGTATCTCCAGTCAATACACTGTAGACCGATAGGAATTGGTGGTAGTGCCATTATTTTCTAATCATTATTTTTTGCGTTTCAATTTGAGTTAGATACCCTGCTAGGTAGTTTTCAAAACGGTTGTCTTTCGATCCAAAAGACAACTTACAGAATCTTTTTGTTCCCTGATTGTATTCTACTTCTTTCAGTGGGACCACAAAGTCGATAGTCGTGTGTGATAGAAATTGAATGTCGTCTATATAAAGAATACAGTTTTTAGCATTTTTAAAGGTAAGTCCGATTTCGCCAATTTTTTGAATTCCTAAATCAGATACATCCCACTCGAACGGAATCCAAGAATCCTTGATTCCGATGGATAGCGGAAACGGGTGTTCGTTGAATGTAGTTTCACCAACCGAAAAAATTATAGACCCGCCGGGATTTGCTACCCAGTCTTCTGCTTCTGTGCAATAGACCCAAAATAAAATTTTCTGTAATGAGTAAACTTTTCTGTTGACGGTTTTCCGATAAGTTACGCTGTCAGCATTTTGGAGAATAAATTTTTGAGAAAAAGCTCCCTCAATTGCCATTGTATTTTCGAGGGAAACAACGGCCTTTGTTGTGTCAGAGTTGACCCATCCTGTTAGGGACTCAATTACTCCTAATGTCTGCACATAATCACCTGGAGGCGAGGGAATGGTGTAGTCTCCAAATTCGTAATATTTAAATGGGGCGTTGTTAATTGTAATAACCCATCGGGGATCCTTGCGAACAGCGAGAATTCCTTGAAGATACTGCATTCCGATTTCTTCCGTAAATGATGCGGGGACGTCAATTCCGCCACCCGAAGGTTCTTTGACGCCATATTTGTGTTGGGAAGGGAGGTCTTCTATTTCGCAAAGTAGTTTAGATCCACTTCCGTTTTCGTCTTTGACAAATAGTTTTATTTTATTCCAAATCCATTCTGTGTCTTCTTTAAATTCAATGTCGTTATAATCAAATCCAGTCGATAATTTATCAATTGGAGTTGTTCTTTTTTCCTGTAAAAAATAATATCCATTTCCGTCGACCCCAACAAACCACTGTCCACCAAGCATGTGTTGTATGAGATCAACGAATTTCCAAAGTGTCATTCCTCCTATATCTAACCAGCCAAGTGTTTGTCTCCCTACCGTTGGTTGTATTAGATTTTTGGAATAAAAAAGTGGAATTCTTTGTCCGTATTTTTTAAAAACTTGTTCAACAAGATCTGAGATTAGTGTCGTTTGTTCACTCCACTCAATCGGATATATTTCTATATACCCCTTGATCACGGTTTGGGTTATAACTGAGGGGTTGTGAATTCGGAGAGTTAGGCTATCAATTAAATCCGAGATTTCGAAATACCCTTCATTTTCTGAATCTTCAGTTTCTCTAATCCTCACTCTCATTCCTGGGCCGATGGTTGCGGAAGAAAGATTTTGCGGATAGACTGAGTTTGCAGAAATTCTAATAATTGCGTCTGTGTTATCCGTTCCAGTTATTTCAATACTTTGTATATTCCATCTGAGATCATTTTCTATTGTAACTTCTTCAAGGCGTTTGCGCATCCCATACATTTTGTATGATAAATCGTTTTTATTTTTTTGGAACTGCGAAGGTGGATCATAGATATATCCTTTGAATACGTCCTTGTCGTCAATCCGAGTCTTAAACGAAGCAAAACGAGGGAGAGGAACGTCTGGCTTTTTTGCAAGTTTCATTTCCCCAGACTTAGAACCGGTTTCGTCTACAACGTATTTCAAACTAGAGACGATCGGATATTTTACACCAAGCGGGAATTTTGCTGTCAGGGCTCCAGAGCTAGTTGTAAATTGCACTTGAGAATCTTCATCAGGTCCGCCGGAATATTCTTGGAAAATTGTACTTTGAGTAGGTTCACCTTTTACCGAACTTCCGTAACAGGATCCGAAACCGGTCGGATCACCAGCCTTTTCTCCGTGTCCGTAAGTTGCCCCCTCGAAAGTTGCGTAGCCCACTAGTTTGACCTCCGTCCACGGGATCGCAATCGGAAAAGAATTGGTGAAGAGTTGATAGAGGTATATACGATCCGGTTCATCCTCGCACGGAATCTAAGAAAGTTTCCACCCGTCCAGAGTAGATTATTTTTTGAGTAGGTGATGACTGTATTTGGATTCGGTCTACCTCCAATGTAAATTTTACCATAATCGTTATCGATTTTCATCCACTTGTTAACTTCGGTGGAATTCGAAAATGTAAGGCTTTGTATCCGGATCGTTGCGAAGCCCTTTCCGTTCTCGTCGAAAAGATCAAAAGAAAAATCAGGGTTATAATCCGATACGGCCTCAAGTTCGAAGATTCCGTAACCGTCGAGATAGTTGTCTGGAAGTTCTAATTCATGCGAACCTCCAGAAGCGAGAAGGAGGAAATCCGAATCGGATTCTTCATCGTCTTCCCAAAGGACGTCATTAAGAATAAACTCTAACGGAACTTCCTTTTCTATTCTTGCTTCATTCCCTTTATCAAATTGTTCCGGAAATTTTGAGAACTTTACTCTTGTCCTTCTTCGATTAGCGACATCGACAAGGTAGAATGGTGGCTTATTATTCAAAAAGAAAGCGGTAGTTTTTGATTTAAAATAAAAGTAATCCGAATCGTTTGTAAAAGATTTTGAAATCCAGAGAGTGAGTTTTCTTGAGGCAATATATGGGTTCGAGTTGTCTACAGAACCCCACTGTTCTAATCGGGGTGTTGCACTCTCTGAAAGATCGAAGTCAACAGGAGACACGAGAACACACGGATCAAGTGTGTCCCTATACGTGTTGCCTAGGCTGTCTTCGATAATAAATTTCATAATCCCTTTTTTTCAATTTCCTTCTTTATTCATAATTCCTGTTGTTGTCTTCTTCTTCGTGAGTCCAAAATTCTTTGTTATGAGTTGGGCAAAAGTTAGTATAGTAGTAAACGCCATAGAAGTTATCCGCTCCATTGAGCTGATTTGTCCACTTATCGATAGATGATCGCACTATTTTCCCATTCTGAAAAAGAACCCCCGCTGGTTCGAAACCTGAATAACCACCAAACTGATTCTTTGCATTATACGTGATACAGACACCCCAACCGTAAAGATGCGCTTCTTTTGAATCGGAGAAGGAGAAAGCCCATACCTTTCGAGGTTCAGAGATTTCTCCCCATTGAACACTTTGTGGATCCAGTAACATCTTACCAACGTGAACCTTGGTCAGAACTTCTACTACGGCCGGATCAGGCTTAGGGCCGTAGTTTGCTGAAATGATTTCTTTGTTCGTAGGCCTCGAAAATGTTACGCAGTTATAAAGCGCAAAAATAAGCAACGCAAAAAGATTAGTAAGTTTAATTTTCATAATATCTCCTTTCGGTAATATTCCGTATTCCAGTTCTGCTATCAACCCAAAACCCCGGCCTCTTTTAGGTCTGTTAGGGATTTCATTTTTCTTTTAGATAATTTATGAGATTGGCAAAATGTTTTTGCGCAAAGTTTTCGATTTGAACAAATTCAATTTGTCTTTCTATGCGATGTGACGAGCCTTCATCATACTGATTACGCATAAACGCTCCAAAAATCTTAAGCATGATTTGATTTTTGCTAACTGAAACTTTATATAATATAGCTGTTTTCATATAATGAAAATCGCTGAATCCGGAACCAACAGAACTACGAATTAAAACATCGCAATGAACATACGTGTATGGAGCATTATCGAGATAATAATTCTGATAGTGTTTCTTCTTCTTAGAATCAAGTTGATACTGAATTGGCAATTCGCATTTCTCATCTTCAGAAGGTTGTATTTTTTCGAACTGTGTAAAGAATTCGACTATTTTTCTTTTTAGTATTTCGTCATGTTTCCCAACATCTTCAGTCAGGACAAAATTTTTATGTTCTTCAAGCTGGACTTGGGTTGGGAATTCGGAATACATCCAACGTTCTGCCTGAGCTTTTTCAATTTCTGCTGACGTACATCCTGTCAAAAACAATACTCCTATCATTAAGGATTGTGTAAGTTTAATTTTCATAATATCTCCTTTCGGTAATATTCCGTATTCCAGTTCTGCTATCAACCCAAAACCCCGGCCTCTTTTAGGTCTGTTAGGAACCAATTTTTAAAAACTGCATATTGTTGCTGAAAATCTGGGATATTTCCGCCAGTGTAAGAAGGTGCCCAGGTTAAATGAATGTCACCAGATCGATTTGTGACGTTTTGCGTTAGTCGGTCCGCAATTTGAGACTCCAACGATGACCACCCTTTTTCGGGAACCACCGTTTCTTGTGGCATTAAGAGAGCGGGTACTGAATCTTTTCCGGGAATTCCTCCCTGTACAAGTCCACCACCAGAAAAGGCCATAAACGGCGGATATTGTTGAGATTGGGCTGCGGACAATGCCATTGTCCCCGCCGCCACTCCAGCACCAGCAACTACACCACCTAATGCGGCTCCAGCGGCTACTCCGATTGCAGGCATTGTAAATATAGATACACCTAAAGTTGAAGGAGCCAACGCCGCACCGGCCGCAGTGTAACCTGCAACCATCGAAGCAAAAGTAATAGCTCCTTGGATTGCTGCTTGCGCCATACCAAATGCCGCTTGTGCAACTTGGGCTTTTTTGTTTGCTTCGAACGCAGTCTTTCCTGCTTGCCACTCTATAAGAGCGGAAAGACGTTTTGCGTTTTGTTTGTCAGTTTCAGTTTTTGCAGTTGCGGCTGCTTTTTCGGCTTCTATTCTTTTCTGTTCTTCCGCAATAGCCTTCTGATTCTTTTCGTCTTCCTTTTTCTTTTTTTCGTCCTTTGCATTTTGGTCTTTTTCTGACTTATTAATATCCGCAGTTGTTTTGTCGTTATATCTCTTCCTTAATTCGTCCTTTTCTAATTGTAGTTGTGCAAAAAGTTCCTTTTTTCTGGATTCGAAATCAATGTCGTCACCGTGTTCTTTTTCAAGTTGGATGTATTTGAGATTATATTGTTCTTCAAGACGTTTCGCGTCCTCGTTATATAGTTCGTCATTGTGCTGGCGGATTTTTTCCGCTTCCGCATCTCTTCTGGCTTGTTTATCAGCCTCATATTCCTGTTCAGCTTGGGCCATTGCATCAAGGGTCTCTTGGAGTTTTGCTAACTCTGCATCTTTTGCCAAAAGAAAAGCTTGTAACTGTGCGTCTAAAATTCGTTCCGCAACTTGCGCCTGAAACTGTATTTGTTGAATTTGATTTTGCGAATGGACTTGTGCGACTTGGGCCTGTGCTTGTGCTACCTGAACGTATGCGGAACCAAGTTGACTTACAACACTCAACCCAACTTTTCCCCAGGCTGAGAAGGATTCCGCAAATGTTTCGGATCTGTTTGTCGCTACATTTATCTGTTGTGCAATCTCGAAAATCTGGGATTCTGTTTGAGTGAGCGGCCCAGTAAGTTGTTCAAGTTCTGACCTACCTTTACTAATCCCAGCAGTCATTTTATCGAAGGTTTTCGCATCATCAAGTTCAGCTTTGAGTTTTAATTCTTCTTTCGGATTAAATTTTCCTGATTTGATTTTACGTTCGATTTCAGTCTTATATCCTAATATCAACTCATCAAGTTCGTCCAGATTATCCGGTTTAAGTTTTAAAACAACGTCCGGGTGTATTTGATATTTCTCCGATAGAGCGTTTACAACGCGTTCGAGTTGATCCTTATCTTTGATTTCATCGATCGAGATTTTTTTCCCATCCAACTCAAGTGGGATCTTGGCCCCTTTGCGTTGTGAAAAATCTCTCAGTTGTTTGATTAGATATTCAAAAGATTGCGATTGAATACTTGCAACAAGCTTCACCGTAGTCGGATTTGCTTTCCAAAACTCTTCTATAATTCGTTTTTGTTCGGAAAGATCCTGTTTAATTTTCCCAGATCCACCTCCACTAACACTAATTTTAGGTGATGCAGGTTTATCTAAGTTTTGCTTTTGTTGTTCGAGATCTTTGAGTTTTGTTAAAAGAAGTTCAGCTTTTTTAATATCAAAAGCGAATTTGTCAGCGAATATAGGACCGCCATTCATAGTAGCGAATAACTTTTCGTATTCTACCCCGAAAGATTTCAGCGTTTCTGCATACTCTTTAAAACTTTTCTCATCCAGAGGTCCTTTCGCTGCTTCTGAGCCTATAAGAAGCATAAGACCTTCTTGAGCTTTTTTAATCTCGTCTATTGATTTTTGGGCGTAGCCTTTGATCGCATCTTCCGCAAACTTATTGTCGTGTTCGGTTTTGTAACGAGTTAGAATGTCGATTGTGAATATAAGTGCGGTTGCACCGAGAGCGAATGGACCTAGAACCTTTGGCCAGTTTTTCGCTGCGGTACCTCCCACAACCTCGAAACCTTTTGCAATCGTGATCAGAGCTGCATAAAATGTGAGTCCGGACGTTCCAGCCACGGTAAGCGACTTTGATACATGGCCCGCAGTAGGCCCAAGTTTTTCGAGTTCAGATTCAGTTTTCTTAATCTGATTATCGAGTTTCTTCCACTCTTCTGTTCCCTGTGGAACTTTTTTAATTTGATCCCCAAGGTCTGAGAGTTGTTTTTTAAGTTCGGTCGCCCTCTCGCTACCAGACAAGAATCCGGATAGGAAGCCAGTTCCCTTTCCAGCCAAATTGATCATTGGAAGAAGGGACTCTTGGAAAAGGTTCCCGAGGGCAACACGAGTTTCAGCAGAATTCTTTTCTAAAACTCCCATTGACCCGGCGTACCCGGCTGCCGCTTCTGCGGCCTTACCTTGAAACGCTTCTGCTTCTTTTAACGTTTCATTATATAGCGCTTGAAGGGCTGCGGCTTTTGTTGTCGCACTGGACAAGTCGTCCATCTTCATGCCGTGTTTATCGAGCATCTTGGAAATATTCGTTTGAATACCAGTTGCGTCGGAAAGAACGGAGTTCTGATTTTTGTAACCTTGTGACGCTACATCGATAGATTCGGCTAGGGAATAGTTGGATTGACGTGATACCGAGCCAACATCTGCATGAGCCTTGATTAATTTTGTAGATTGCTCAACCGAATAACCCATCGAGATAAAGTTTTTGTAAGCAGCAGCAATAGAATCTTTGTTAAGATTTAATTCACTTGACAGTTTTCGAACGCTATCAATTGCATCGGGTACGGCTTCTTTTCCAAATTGAAATTGAGTGACGGCCGCAAGACCGCGCATTGTGTTCTTTGCTTTTTCCGCTTCGTCCATAACGGAACGAACGCTTGAAATGAGAGCTCCAGCAGTAACGCCAGAGAACGCCATTGTGAATGCGGCCTTTAATCCGCCTGTTGTCTTCTCTAAATCTTGAGTTGCTTTATTGGCGTCTTCGAGTTGCTTTTTTGTTTCTTTAATCGATGCTGATAGTCGATTAAATGAAGCAGAACCGATCTCTTGTCTTTTGTATTTTGTTTCGAGACGTGATAACTTATCTTCGAGGGATGCTATTGAGTTTATCGCAACTTTCGGAGTCTTCGGATCAAAGACACTGGCGATAGAAATCCCTGCTCTCTCGAATGATTTCGAAAGATCAAGACCGTGTTTTTTCATCTCGATTAATTCGCGTCTGAATTGCGCGGTATCAATCTTGAGAGACGTATATAACGGTTCCACTTAACTAGAAGTCGTATCTATTGCGTTACCTTGCGTGAACTGTTCTTTCATATCTTTCCAAGTGCCTTCTGCACGTTTCTTATTTTCCCAAAAAAGTTCTTCTAAAGACTTTGTAATTGAGCTAGTATCAACTCCACGTAAGAGATATGCTTTGTTTTCAAATTCTTTGACTTTCTTTTTAAATAATTCTGGATCTGCGATTTGTCCGTAAAACATACGAAGTATCCACTTTATATCTTCTTCAAGATCAAGAATATCTAGAGCCATAATTCTAGCCCTAATCTCATCCCAATCATATCTAGATATTTCTTCGTACGAATGTCCGGACTTACGTAAACGAATTTCTTCAAGTAATCGTTCCGCGTCCGGATCTACTTTTTTAGAGTACCCTCTCCACGGTATTTTCGTGCTTCAGTTTCAAGTGAATTCGTAAATTGTGTTAACCCGGTAAAATCCGTTCCACTAAAAGGAATAGAATTGAAAATATCAATATATGAATCCGAATCATGAACAAGCACACGAAATTTTTCCAAAAGAGTATTTAGGAATTCTTCTGCTTTTGCTAAACTTGCTGTTTCGCATTTATCAATTTTCTCAACAAATTTAGGATCCGCAAGAGTCGTGTAGTGTGTTGCAAACCCGATCTTGTCGATTGCTAATTCTTTTTTCTCGTCTGGTTTTTTATCAAGATTGATCAGTTCGATATTATCAAGATAATCTTGATAAGCTTCATCAATCAGCTGAAATGATTCTGCAAATAGCCCAATGTATTCTTCTCGAATCTTGTTAATTTGAGCATTTACTTTAGATAGTCTTAAGTGTAATCCGACGTCAGAACGAAAGACGGGGATTTCAACTTCCCCGTCTTCAGTCTTAATCAAAGCAGGATAAAACTTTTTAGAGTATTCTTTCCCTGTTTGATCCATGTTATGCTCCTAAATCACCAAGGTAGTATGCTACCGGCCTTCCTTTGAACATCGTTCTTTCGTCTAACTGTGCTTCGAACGCAACTTTTAGGGCAATTGGATTGTCACCTTGAAACATCCATTCCCCTGCTGGATAGATACGAGTCGCTGGGAAAGTTATCGTATCCATAGGATCGATCGAAGGTGTTTTTGGAGCAGTGAGCGCGGTAAGAGAAAGTTCGAGCCCGTTACCTTGTAAAATGTCTTCCCACAAAGAAGCGGTTTGTGCTGCACCTTTAATCATCCCTGTTAACGCATCGACATTGATCTTAAATCCAGGATCAAGTTTTTGGAGAAGTTCTAAAACTGGTTCCAACAACTGAACCTCAACGGTCACAAAATAAGAATTTAGGATTTTCTTATATGCCGCTTTTCCGGTTTGCATTGCTATAAAGTCAGCGTACCCACGAGATTCTTTCATTGACGAATCAATTGCAAGACCTAGGTCATACTGATCCGCGATCTTATACGATTGATTTGCAAGTGAAACGCCAACTGGTTCAAACAATTCAATCTGAGTTGCTGAAATTATATTCTTAACTTTAACCAATCCATTTTCAGGCCCGTTCAAGGTGTTGATTTTAAGCCTTGCCCTTTGTTCGATTCTTGTAAAGTCAGTCCCTCCAGATCCCGTAATAATAGTCGAACCTGCGACTGTGGTGATATTTCCAATTTCGACTGGCCTGCGTGCGATAGGAATTCCTACTCGTCCTGTTACTGGACCGAGGTGACCCGTAGGTCTACCTAAAGGCGATGTGCCTTCTGGTTTAATTACGTCAGTCATTTTTTACCTTAGTTACCTTTTGCGTTTCAGATGACTTTTCCTCTTTCGGATAGAGTTTCAACTCTTCCGTTTCGGTTAAACGTCTATATAACCCATTTTTCAGAAACTCTTCAACTTCTGATTCGTTTACCTTTGCCGTAATATCGCCGTTTCGAGTCTTACGAATTAGGACAACAAGCTTTTCTTTACTTTTGTCTTCCACGATTCCTCCTAACTAAAAATAAATGTAGTGCTATAACGGTATTCGCCATTCATCGGGTTACCTGCGATGCGAATCCGACCAGAAGCCGCAATCTTTTTCAACTCTATCGGTGGAAGTTGGTCCACTGTCATTCCTTGTGGAAGAGGAAATGGAGTTGGAAGCATTACCTGGAAACGATACCGAAGCGTATCATAAATTAAGAATGCAATTTCTCTTGCGGAACGCAGTGTTTTCCCACAAGAAATAATTTCTATATAAGATTCTGCGAATGTTTCCGGTTTAGGTTTTCCATATTCCGACAAAAGAACAAGGACTGAATCAACTGGTGAATCTGGAAGTAATTCAAAAGCTTGAATTTTATTTGTGACAGAAGACAACTGTGGAAGAGTTCGTAACCACGATACAATATATTCTACAATGTGTTCTTCTTTGATGTCTGAGTCCGCTGGAATCATTACGTGTTTGCCTCTTCGTCTATAACTTCAGAAAGTCTTTCTGATATAAAATCGTGAATAACTTGCTTATTTGAAGATTGATTTAGTTTCGTAAACCAACCTGGTCCCGTTCCTGGTTTTGTTGGTTTTAAAGTGATCAATTTGCCTAAACGTTTCATCTGTCCGGCATTCTGTGCAGGTGCATAAGGCGCAATGTAGAAAAGACGACCTTCGTTCGGACTAAGTCCGTTTAGATTTGGAGAAAGAAGAATTTTCAATCGACCAGGTGCTGGAATTTTTCCGTCTTCCACAAAGTCCGTTCCAACATGAATTTCAAATGCAGATTTCATGTTCCCAGTTTGCCTTTGAGGTTGTGGATTTGTGTTCTGAATAATATCATTCAACTTAAAAAGTCCTTCCTTTAAAACAGTTTTTAATGGATCTTCAGGGTTGCCGTTCCCTATTGACGCAAGTCGATCCATCTGTTTGTCGAATTTTTCTTGATTTGTATCCCAACCCATTATGCAAACACCCGAATATATTCTTCGTTTTCAAGTGCGTCTTTTGCGGAATAAAAATCAATAATAGATAAGTCTCTTCCTTCCCACTTAATCTTATCTCTCGATTGGACGTTCGATCCTGCTGGAAAAATTATTTTCACAGAAGTGTATTGTGGTTCTCCTTCTGGACTTTTTTTGATTTGTGTTGATGACGTTACTCTTATCGCATCTACTTCAATCGTGGTTGTTTGATTTGGAATAATCTCGTTATATCTATCGTAAACGGGCTTTATAACTTTGATGATCACGCGGCGACTCCTACAGGAACGACATACCCACGCTTTTGGAACCAGGCGTTTGCAAAGTTCGATCCGGCCTTCTGTACTGTAATCAAATAGAGTTGTGATTTTGTAATAGGATAAGGGAAAATTCTATGGGAACAAATCGGGTGATAACCAGGTTTATTCTGTTGTGAGAGGAACGGAAAAACGCCTGCTTCTGACAATTCCTTGTCTGTTGTATAGATTACATCTTCATGCGGTTTACAAACGTCTGCAGTTGTTTGATGTCCAGGAACCTTATAAAGAATGATTCCTGCTCGTCCACCTTCTTCAATCGATCCGGACACCTGGGAATCTGTGATTCGTGATCTTGCGACGAATTCGGAATAACGATCGACTGTAAAATACATGTCGTCACCGTTCTTGTTCACGATTCGGATATATTGTTTGTTTAATAACTTAGAGCCTTTCTTTTCTAACTCTAAGAATTTCTTTTCTCCAAATTTATCTATAAAAAACTGTCTCGTTTCTCTGTCCTTTGCCGAAAAAAGAGTAGTGAATTTAGTTTTACGAATATCAGAATTTAGGAACAGGTCGCGGATTGCTCGATGAACGTCACCAGGACTACCCCGGAAAGAAATTCCTTTTGCAGCCACAATTGAAAGTTCACTTTCTGTAAAAATTCCTTGTTTCGAAAGTTTATAAAAAGATTTAAACATGTCCTTTGACGAATCAATAGCAACTCGGAAATCATGAGAGGCATCTCGGACAAGAGCAGAAATTGTTTTTGAATCAATCACACCTGATGAATAATTGATTCCAGATTTGTGTAAGAATAATTCAATTATTCTCCGACCATCATTGTAGGATGGGAAAAGAGTTGGTGCAATTCCTCCTTGAAATGTTAGTAGATATTCATCGTACAGGGCAATGATCTCTTTATATCTACGTTCAACAAACAACTCGTAATTTCCAGGAATCTGTCCTACCGAAATAAGATATTCTTTCACTTTTAATGCGTATTCTGTAATATACTTATCAAGACGGTGTTCAACGTCTGATAGTAGTGTACGGAGAAATTTGAATTGTCTTTCGGCCAATTCTTGTATGAGCTGGTCAGTCTGATCCATTATACAAACCTCCCTTGTCTAAACATACCTGCACCTGGAGCGCCTTCTTTTTTTACGAGATCAAAAACCGATTCCGGAATGTCCTGGATGGAGCCGGTTTTGTACGTGTAACTCATGTCAGAGATCGAATAAGACTGAATCCCGTTTGCACGATTTTCAGCGTGTTTGTTTCCAGTTGGGTTTTTAAAAAGCTCAAGTGCAAAAACGATCTGCGCTTTTCGAAGAGTTTCCGAAGAGACGAGATCGTATCTAAATGCAGTCGAGCTAGTAAGTTTGATGTCCGCTGTCACGAGTGCTTCTCTCTTTCTCTCGTAAAGAGCAAGAAGAGAAGCAACCTCGGTATCCGGAATTCTACGAAAACGGACTGGTGTGATGACATCTTGTTCGATAGGTTCAATCGTTGCATTAAGTGGCCCTTCGATAGATACAACTTTGACAAGTTGGAAATCAATATCGAGAGTTTCCCCCGCTACAAGGGCTGTCACTCCTGCGGTAAAATCAACATCGAACCCGACCAATGCTGTCCCGATCGCTGTCACCATTCCGGAAGCGTAATATTCCTTTCTCTTTATATCTCTCCAGGCGTTTCCACCTGAGAGATATTGAAGAAAGTCATCCGCTTCTTTGATTGTTACCAGTCCGAAACGCACGGTTACTGTCCTTCTACTCCTTGAGAGTCTTTGGTTTGGGAATCTTCCTCTAACGGTTCTACTTTCTGTTTCGCGATTGTCTTCTTTCCCTTCTTGGAATTCCCCGAATCTTCCTCTAACGGTTCGAGAATTTCAATATCTCCTCTTTTTTCCAAAGATTCGATTTCCCCGGTCTCAACGAGAATTGGAAGTTCAGTTCCGTCCTTTAAAGTTTTGATTGCTTTAACTAAAGTCATTTTCCTATACTCCCTTAGGTTATAATCCGTGCGATTCTGTTTGCATTAACCACTTCGCCACCATACAGAAGGTCATACTGCACTTTTAAAATCAGTCCCTCAACCCATACGGATATTCTGATAGGCAAACCTGCTAACATTGCAACCGCTGAATTTACTCCAGTCCCTGCAGGAAATTGATTATAGGCTCTTGCTGCAAAAGCAAATGCAGATGGCGTAAATCCAACGAGAGATTTAGTTGGTGTAATTGTTACAGCAGCCGAATTCGGTACGGCGGATCTAAGCGGCGGATCAAAGGTAATTTCGGTAGTATTGCCCGCTGTTACGGTAGTACTTAAAATCGCGTGAAAAGGTGATCCAGTTTCCCCTGCTATTTTAAATACATCGCCTACTTTTAATGGATTCGCTGAATCGATAAATCCATTAACTACAATTTTGGTTTCCCCTTGCGTGTAGCCTGCTGGATAATTAACAGCACCTACCAGATCAGCAGGAGTATAGGTTTCGATAGTATGGTTTTCAGAAATGTTGAACCCAAGGGCCGTTGCAACAATACCGTTCTGAATAGCACCGCTACTCCCTGATTCATTGGCCTTTAACAATTCAGGAATAGACAAAATGTTACCATAGTCATCTGGCGAAACGACAAGGTTTTTCGTTCCCGTAACCTTATTATTAGACATCATCGTGCGAAGTGCGATTAACGTGCTTTTGTCAAATGAAGATCTTCCATCAATGATGTTAGATGTTTTCAAAAGATTTGTATAAATAAACTTGTTAACCGACCTGTAGATCGAAAGCGCCATTGGTGCGGCGTAGTTTTCGATTAACGAGTATGGCGATAAAGAAAGTTCTTCCGAATTCAATTCGATTGTTTTCTTCTTTCTTTGCGTTAGAGATACTTCTATAGTCCTTTGCGTAAAGTTAGATACAGGTGGAGGATTCTTAACATCGTAATCATCTGCATCACCCATGTCTGGCTGAATTGGCACGGTTACGCTTTTGCCAGAACTTGACAAAGTCGTCTCTATTGATCTAGATACTTGATTTTGGAAATTAAGAATTCCTTGATCGATTAGGTCCCATCCCGTAAACCAAAACTCGGGAAAAAGTAATTGTGAATTGATAATCATTTATAGTCTCCTAACTAATTAAATAATTGTTACGTCTTTGCCTTGTTTTAAAGCAGCTTGGTACTGTTGCCTTATCGCAGGGTCTTGTAAGTCTGTACGCTTAAACGCGAGACCTCCTCCAGGTTGCGATAATGCGCCTTTGACGCTTGTCCCTGCGCCGGGCTGAAGATTGTTTTTAAGTAAGTTTGCGTTTCTCGGAAGTCCGAGCCATTTTGCTGCGCCTTCCTTCGGATCGTATTCCTGAATACCATTCCCATCCAGATCCATGCTGAGAACGATTTTGATTGTCCCATTTGAGTCTTCAGTCAACTTCGGTTGGCCGAAAACTTTCAAAAGCTGTAAGGTTTGTTCGGTATCGTAAAGATCGTGTCCGGAAAGCGCAGAATTTAAAGTGGTTGAAATTGCGTTTTCATAGAAGAGTCCTTTATAACGCGCGGAATTCTTAGATTCCGTTTCGTGAAGACCTTTTAATTTCGCGAGTTCCCCATTCAGGCGTGCAGCTTCCCGTTCCTTTTCTGGAAGTTTTTCCATTTCGAGCTCTTGAATTTTTGTCAACAGTTCCTGGTATTCCGTGCCCTTTGCATTCGCAGCGGTTTCCTTCAAAGTTTTGAAATCGGACTCCATCGTTCGTAGGGATTTGTTCAAAGAACCGAATGCTTGCGCGACAGCTTTTGAAACTTTGTGTGAAGCCCCGGAAATATTTAGTTCCACGATCTCGTCATTCACCGCAGGAGTAGTTGCGCCTGCACCACTATGGATATGGCCTTCGCCACCCTTATCCTCTTCCATCACTCGATGATCTAAACTGCTTACAAACATACTTACTCCTATCTCGGCCTTTAACCGTTTGCGTTGTTCTCGGGATCGCTACCCGGATTTTGATTTGTTCCTTTCTCGGCGGAACTGCCGTTAGTCTTCTTTGCCCCATTGTCGGAAGGGACAGCCGAATTATTGCTTTGCTCTTCGATGTATTTCTTTACGAAACCGGGAAGTTCGTCTTCATTCGTGTTATCAATTTCATTAAAGAGTTCATTTTTTTCTTTTTCCGGAATTTCCGGAAACACCGTGTTCACGATTTCTTTTGCAACTCGTTTCTTGACGGCAGTATATTTAAGATCGTTAAAGATCGTAAGGAGTGTGTTGATTGCTTTGTCAATATCAACAGATTCGAATTTCTTTTTGTAGGTAACTGAAATCTCAGGCGCTTTTGATTCGGAGTTTAGCCAACTGAGCGCAAGTTCAAGACATTCAATTTCGGCTTTTTCAAGACGTGTTGCCCCGGACAAAAGAAAAGCGTTTGCAACTTTGTATTCAAGTAACTTGGCTTTTCCCGATTGAACTCCAGACTTTTCTTCGTCTTTATCGAGGCCGACTTTTTGTAGAATTTTTTTTGCAAGGCTATCTATAAAAGATACGATTCCAGACAGTGCTTCGATTCCGTGACTTATAAACGTAGGAAGGTGACTCGAATTGGAATCAAATGTGATCCAATCCAGACTTGCAAGTCCTGATTTTTCTATTGCATCCGGAATACTACCAGGATAAGCAAAAAGAGCAAATGAACCTGAATAGATTACCTCGTCCGCAACAGATAGGTAATTATAGATTTTCTTATCGATTATTGCAATATCTTCAAAGACAGTTTGATTTATTAGTGTCTTTGTCTTATCGTTCCAACTTACAAAAACGAACGGAACTTTCCCGATATTGTGAGGTATCGCTTGTGCAGTAACAATCTGATCTTTTTCCCCTTTCGTAAAATCTTGATAAGTTGTCTTTGTCCAGAGTCGATATTGTGTTATCGTTTTCCTTTTCCGAAAGGGGTCTTCGTCTTCTTCGTACGTATTATCAAGAAGTATCCAAAGAAGTTCTCCTGCTTCATTTACAGAAAAATCACGGATTTGATTGAGTTCGTAAAGGACCAGGTAAGGCTGTAAACCGGCTGCTTCGCGCGCCGCTTGGGTTTTGATTTCGTTTGGATCAAATGAAGGTGAATCCACAAGAATTCCGCAGGTATTTAGCAGTGATTTTGTAGCAACTTCTTGGAAAAATTCCTGAAAACTTTGTCTTTTGTTGGCGTGAAGTAAAATATCTTCGATTTCGGATGGGACTTTTCGGTTTGGCTTTTCGTTAAAAAGCAGTCCAACAAGAACGTCGACAATTGGTGCTGTGTGATTTAAAAATACAGATCTTTTTTTTCTATTTTCGTAAACATTTGAAGTTTCTTTCAAGTACTGAACGAGGTAGTCTTTTCTAATGTAATCTAAACCACCATGAAAGGAATCTGTGATAAGTTGATACGCCTCAAGACGTGCAGATATATCAGGATGGTGCCTTTCTAAAATAATTTTGTTCGGATCTTCCGCCATCTATTTCGACAGTAGTTTTTTTACGAAAAACAGTCAGCGAAATTCGAAATTTTTTTAGTGAGCAACGTGGGCCGAAGCGATAAAAGGCTTCGCATTCGGAAGCATTTCCATTGTGCCATATCGCATAGCGTCAACTTCGTCGTCATCTTCCTTAATTATTTCGCGGTCCTTTGGCTTTGTTGACTTCGATTCTGCAGAGCGCCACCGATACGTGTTGAGTCCGTTGAGAAGTGGAGTGCAAGAACGGAAAAATTTCATTCGAGGTCGCTTATGTTCGTTGAAATCCAGGAGGTCAATACAGTGATCGATTCCCGCTAAGACTTCCTTGTTTGCCGGTTTCGTTACAATTCCATATTCATGGAGAGTCGCCCGGTCTTCGGCATCATGGTCGGCTACCGTGGACGAGTAGAGTTTTTCCGCAAGCCGCCAAGCTTCTGGGCCGTTCTGCTCTTGCTCGGGAAGGTCGAGAATAGAAAGTCTTTTGATATATTCGGCGTGTGCTCGGACTGTGTTTTGTGCAAGGGAATGAACGCGGTAAAAGTATATGCAGTCATTCGCGGCATCATAAGCCAGCCAAATGCAAACGAAAGGGTGTGTATATCCGAAGTCGATCGCGCGAACTTTCTTCCAATTTGTCGGGATCCTGAAGTCATCTACAATGTGCGTCTCTTCATCCAGATTAAAGACAAGTCCTTCATACGAACCGTAATCACCGATTCGATAGCGTTGCCGTTTCGCACCCGAAAGATTATCTAATGTTGTGAGATATGTTTTTGAAAGATTGTCGATATTGTCTTCTGGCCGGAAGTGGAGATTTCCGTACTCAGAAAAATTTCCGATTGGTTTTTCTCCTTCTGGGTTGATTCCAAGCATCCAGACTTTATAAGACCAGGACTGTTTAGTCGTCGGATTAAGATCTACAATAAATAGCGTTTTGATCATGTTTCCGGTATCGTTGACTGCAGTGTCATTCAAACGTGTCATAAGAGACTCGATCACAGACCATTTATTTTCATTTGCTTCCGTGACGAAAATCGTAGCATATTCGGCCCCGAGAATCGAGTCAATCGAGGACGGTTCAAGTCCTCCAAGGATAACGTAAGATCCATTTTTATACCGGACAATTCCAGGTTGTTCAAGGATTTCGCATAAGCCGAGTTTTTCATCTTTCCTAAATTGTGGGAGCATCGTCTGAAGCCAGATCGTTTTTTTTGCATTTGAAAACGAATATCGGCATACGAGATGTTTCGAACCCGGATATTTCAAAGCGCGGACCCGGATCGCCCGGATGGACAGAAAAGTTTTTCCTGACCGACTACCACCCCAAAACTTTATGAACCGCTTTACTGTGTCTGAGAGCAGTTCGAGGGCCATCTTCTGCTTTTCGTTCCACTTTATCTGATCGAAAATCACGACACTCAATGAATTCGCACCTCACAAACCAGACTCTTCCGTTCCGAAATGAATATGGATGTCCCCGCCTTCTTTATCTTTGTACATTCCCGTGTATTTCCCAAGCATCTCCAACGATTTCGTCTTATCTGCGAGTCGAAACGTCCGGTCGACGATCTCGTCACCGGCTTTCGTAAATGTGCGTCGGGTAGTAATCTCTTTTACAGCGGCCGGATGGAGCGTTTTGATTTTCTCAATATCAACATTCCCAGCGTCATCGATGTAATCGGCCAATGTTGCGGATACAAGTTCCCGATTTATCTCAACGAAAAGCAATTGCAGTTCGTCTTTTTTAGACGAAATCACGTCTTGGATCAACTGGTCACGGTACTTCCGAACACTAGCTTTAGCTAACAGTCGAGATGCGGCGGCATTCGCTGATTTTTCATTTGCATCAGGATATGTTTCCAGATAGGCTTTCTTACCATTGAGTCGAAAGTGGAAGACGTAATTTTCGACAAAAAGCTTGTTTTTCTCTGTGAGAACTGGTTCGAATTCCTTTTCCGAATCGCTATTCTCCAATTTTTTCTTCAGAGAATTTTCTCTCTTCCTGGGTTTTTTCTTATTATTTTCCTTCTTGTTTTCCATGATTTTAACTTAGAACATTGAGGTTTTTTTCCGGTGAATCGACTCCTGTAATTCTTTCTTTTCTGGTACGAGATTTTTTCCTTTTCCAGAAAGTTGGCGAAGTGTGCGAATTAGACGTTCGCAGTCGCGGAGAATCGAGGTTGTCTCTGGATAGATGATCTTCCGGTTACGTTCGAGATTCCTGGCTTCACGATAACGAATCAGACTTTCTTTAAGTAAATACCGGAGAAACGTAATTTCTGAACTTTCTTTGAGTTCTTTCACTGAAAGCGGTCGTGGTCGGGAATTCCCAACGTGTTCTGGCTTAGTGCGTTTTGACAATGTTGACTCCTCTGGAAACTCCAGCTATAAACCAGTTGTATTCCCTTTTGAGCGGATGAAAGAGCGAGTGGCAATGATTACACAGAACGAGAATGTTTCCTTCATCAAGGATTGCCGGATCCGAAAGGCCGAGGCGCGCAACGTGGATCAGGTGATGAACGTGAAGTTTTTTCTGTCCGACTTCTGTAGCTGTGTTTCCACAAGAATCGCATCTTCCGCGACTGCCCACAAGTGTATTTACAAACATTTTGTATTCTGAAATAGATAGTTTCATTTAGTAATTTTCTTTAGAAGCCTGGGATCTATCTCGTGAATGATCTTAGTCGAATATATTTTAATTTGTGGACGATCAGAGAAAATGGTCAAAAACGATTTCCAATTCCTTGCGCCTGACTTCGTCTTTAAATCGAGAAGTTTTTCGATGTCAGGTTCATCGAGGTCGAAAGTACGTTGGTTCTGTGTATTAAACTTTTCGACATAACGGATAAGTTTGAGTTCGTGAACGACGCACTGGAGAGTCTTTGATGAGATTCCCATGAGTTTCGCCGCATTCCGAAGGGTCAATTTTCTGTGTGGGGTTGCGTTTCTTTAAAATTCTCTGGCGGGAAAGAGTCGTCTGGTAGTTCTAAGACCTTATCCACCTCTTCGTAAATTTTCCATGCGAGTTCTCTTCCTTCCGAGGTTGAGAGTGTTTCAATCGCCTTGAATGAAACGAATTTGATGACTCCGTCTTTTCGAATTCGGCCCCTTAAGAGTTTCTGAAACAAAAAATTGCTCACTCTGAATATTACAGATTCGCCTATTGGATAGAAATATGTGATTTCAATTAATACTGATTTTCTACTCTCAAAATCGTAGATAATGCTCTTTGTATATAAACCTTCTTCCAAAGTCTTCATTTCACTCACAGCTTACCGGAATTCCTTTTTGATCCACCTGTACCGCAACCCCCGAAGGGAACTGCAAATACGTGACGCCGTTTACGCAAACTTTCGAATATTCTACGAACTCGGAAGTGAGTTTGTTCAGGAATCCGCAATTAAGAGTCGTGAATCCCAAAATTAAGCAGAACAAGAATTTCATGTATTCTCCTTTGTTGTTTTTGAATTAAATAATTCCTTTGGTCGATCCAGAAAAAACCAGATCACTTCAATTGCATTCTTATGCCAATTTCCCAGTTTCGGCGAACTTCGAAAGCAGTTCCGCAAGTTGCTTTGCTTGCTCCTGGCTAAATCGTCCACGGTCTCCAAATTCGTTTCCAAACCAAATTGATGGACCGCTTTTCTTTGCGTCAATTGCCTCTTCAACAGAATACTTACGATCGAATATATCAAAAAAAACTGCTTTTTGTGTTCCTTTACCCGTCTTATGGATATTTACCTTTCCCTGACTCACAAGATTTCCCTTTCTTTTTTACGTTTCCAAGACTGGGGTCATTGCCTTCACCTTGCTTCGCATCAGCCACAATCTTTGGCACTTCTCCAAAATACATGGGTGGTTTATTTTTCCTAAAATTGTCCGATTTGCCCGATTTTTCTTCCTTAGCGTTATTTTTTTTCAAAGAATCGGCCTCCTCAATCTTCTATTGTCCATTTTACATTTAACAGATTGTACGAAATGGTTTTCGAAATGTCTTTTTTTGGAATTATAAGCTCTTTCCAACTGCTTTAGTTTCCATAGCGTATACATAGTGTCTGCAAAAAGTAATACAATATCAAAAATCATATAGGCAATAGCCGTACAAGTTATCCACGGGAAAACCGTATACATCAATACAAACAAAAAGGTTTCTAAAATCATTTCCTATCTCGCTCATCTCCAAAATACTTTGTCACCACCCACCACAACGGAAGCCAAACAAAGAGGGCAATCACCACCCACCCGACGACAACGCAAGGCACTGTGTACATCAATATGAGGTTGATGATTTGGACGTTAGTCATCGGAAGTTTGCACATTCTTTGCAAATGTCCTCATCGTTTAAAAAATATTCGTCCATTCCGAGCGGATAAAGTCCACATATTTCACACATGATGTTCTCATGTGCACACCTCCACTTCATTTTACGTAAAAGGGGTTTTAACTTTTTAAAATCCCCATTCTCATCTTCTTCTACATTAATCACTTTTCCAAATTCAGGCAAGTCCCCAATAACTTTAAAAATCTCTAATGAATCTTCTGGTGATACTTTATCTATCTCATATAAGTCATCGAAATCACTATATTCATTATATTGGTTATTAACCCAATATAACCTCTTGGCTCTTAATTCTGTTTTTGCAAAAACAATACAGATATTTTCACATTCGTATGCTTCCGAAATTATATAAACGTTCATAATTCCCTCTGCATATTTCGATACGCGGCCGCTCCCTCAACAAACACCGCGTAAAAACCTGATCCCAGATCCGGAAATACCGGAAGTTTCGAAAACTCAGTTTCAAGCTTTGCGAGTTCTTCGTCTGTAAATCCCGTTACAGTTTTCAAATCCTCTCGAAAGCTTTCCAATTCTTTTAGAGTCATACTTTCCCCTTTTAACAAGCGTAATCAAATTTAAGATAACGTTGTCTTGAATTTAGCTTAAAATAAATTGTACCATAAAAAGTATCACCGTAATCGCTTGATGGAGATTGATCTATAAATGCAGTTCCGTATTTGCCATAACAATCAATTGATTCATCTTCAAAATGCTCTTCCTTAAGTTTTTTAGTAATACGGAAATTCTCTACCCAGATTTGATCGGTGATCAAGGCTGATTCTGTAAACCAGTTAACCCAATCTTGCCCTTTTATAGTAGCAAGTGCCCGTAAAATTCTCTCATCCATTCCGTTTTTCTCCTGTGATTTTCATGTGTGCATCAACAAGGACCGTCGCAAGCGGTCCTGTTCTAATGTCTAATACTGCCCATCGAGGACCATCTATCAAGCTCACGTGACCATTGTTTAAAAACGAAATGATCCACTTTTCTCCTGCAAGCATCGGAAACATTACTTCGCACAAAGGACCAATACACTCCAAAAGGGATTCGAAGTCGGGAAGTTCCTCCGGCTTCACTGCTCTAGGTATTCTAGGCATTGATATTATTCTTCCTTTATCATATGCCCAATTTGACATAATATAAAATCCACTATCACCTTTATGGTTGGGCAGAAATTTCCATCCCAAAATCTTTTCAGCGATATATTCACGGCGTTCTTGTGAAGTCATTTGTTCTTCTTTCATACTTATTCCTCCCCTACCCTCCCACACAATATGATCGAAACATCTAACGAAACTCCCAATAAACCAAACTCAAAGAACAAACGTTTGAGTGCTGTCCCATCATAAGTAAAATAATATAAATTTAATGTAATTAAATGTTTACTGTCTTGAGAGGTAAGGCTATAAGAATGATTCAAGTAAACACATATAAATGAATCAAATGGACTTTTACCTATTAATTTAATACTACCATTACGCCTTAGCCGAATGAGGAACCATTTAAGATACACAATCTTTCTCCAGGTTTTTATTTTTAATGACATTCTATTTTTTTCCTCCCACACAATCTAATCCAAATACTTAACCAAAACCCGAATATACCAAATTCAATCATTAGATAATTGTATAGAACGTCACTATATTTAATATAATCTAAATTTAATATAAACAAACGCCAAGTTCTCAGGTAACCACCAAAGTTGTGATTTAAGTAAACGCATATAAATGAGTAATCAAGAATATTTCCAAGTATCTTATAACTACTACCCGTTTGCCTTAGCTTCTGAAGATTGTATTTAAGATCCACAATCTTGCGTAAGAATTTTATTTTTAATGACATCTTGTTTAACTCCTAAAACAACCTCGATTTCCTAATGCCATAACTATTAACAATTGCCCGCGATGGGGAAAGGACAATTTGGATCATGGCCCGAGTCGATACAAAGTTCTATATAACGTCTAAAGGTGACTACTGCCCCCAATTTTTCCAACCAATATCGATCTTCTTCTGTTTCACCGTATCTCATAAAATCTTGCGTTGCCTCATCAATTTCGCAAACATACTGTTCGTCTGCATCAACAATCTCTAATACGTTTTCTGAAAGAAACTCCTTAACAGACTCACTAGTGCCAGCAATGAGATAACGTGCAAGTTGTCGTAAAGACGGTGACGCCCAATATTCGTAATCATTAATTAAAAACACTTTCATATCGTTCCTACTCCTTGTTCTGGCAAAAAATATCCTACAATCTCACTGCCCTCTTTGTCTGATTTTAGGCCATGGAGTGGGCAGAATTTAACTCCATTGGCCTCGATGAGTTCCGTTCCCAGATGTGGGCATCTCTTGCCATGGCACTTTTTCCCAAAGAAGCCTTTTGCCCACGATTTGTATTTCTCAAGTTCCGGTGCACGGTCCGATGGGTTTGGCCCAAGAAGACCCGTAACATTCGAACGACAAAGCTTCCTCTTAAAAATAATCCCATAGAAATAAAACCGTTCTCCGGAGATTATATTTTTTTGACCCGTCCACACTGGTTTGTTTGTAAATCCGGATTGAATGGAAAATTGTTCATTAGAATTTTCTGAAATGAACCTCGTATCAATGTGATAATGATCCTCCTTCGCTCCGAATTGTGGATCTGAATGCTCAGGGCCATTAACTGGGACAAAAACTCTTTTGCCTTTAGGTCCTATTAATTCAGCGCAAGGGATTTTATAAAATTTACCTACTTCGAAGTTCATATTCCTTCCCTCTCCGTCACAACGATTCTTATATCGTCACGGATTTTTCTTTCCATCACCAAACGATAAACTTGCCTATCATCTTTATATACGATTCCATTCATCGCATCTAAAAGAATTTTCGCAATTGCATCAATATCAAGACGTTCATAAGGTGTATGAATTTCCACAGAGCATTCGTTCAAGATTACTGGACCACATAAGCATTGTGATCTAAAATCATATTGTAATCCTTCTTTAACAGATCTATAATCATTTGATAATATTAACTTTTTTTTATTCTTTGAAAGGCCGTATCTTCTATTTACGGATACCGGTTTTATTTTTGTCTTAAGCTCGACAGTCATTCCAGCGACCCCGTTTCCGAAAATTTTCCATTCGAATTTTTTGCGACAATCATCGACTTACGCAACCTCTCTACTCTGTTTGTTTCTTCTCATGCTCTCCATGGCTTCGCTTAACAAACTTCCTTGTTCGTCGTCTTCAACCGCCGTCTTCTTCCAATCAAGCCTTACTCCCAACGCGTCGCTAACGTAGATTCTTTCCGGTTTGTCTTTGAGCCGTTTGAACTGTGTCACGAATTCCTCTGTCGTTACCCAGCGACGTCTTTGATCTGAATACCTCGTGACCTGATAACACCCCGAGTGCTCTGCTGTTTGCCCCAGGCAACGAGACGCAAAACACAGCTCACCCGTTTTACGTGACTCGACTCTGTAGAATCGCTCCTCCGTGAAAAACCCGCGATCCTCAACGCGCATGTTAGAAACGACTGCTGGTTTTTCCGCAGCCCTCCGCTCCCCCTCTTCAAACGCTTCAAGGAATTGATCGAGTGTGACGTCACGTTGAGGTTTCACGAGTTAAGCCGCGTCGTTCCGATTGAATAGTAGTGGCTGTTCTGCCACTTTCGCAACCTGAACCAGGTTTCCGTCTCTAATCACCCTGTTCGCCTGATCTTTGAAATTCTCGATCCGGGAAAAAAACGACTCTGTTATTTTGAATTCCTTAACGCGGTGTTTTTCAAAACGTTTCGGAGTTTTAATTTTCCAAGCGTCGCCACTTTCTGAGAGTTTCTTGATCGCTTCGATTTGGATCTGTAGTCCGTTTTTCAACGAATAGGAAAACAAAACCTGTGTGGGCTGAATTAGAAAGATGTCCTCCGGATCCAGATCCATTTCACAAACTTCGTTCACGTCCGCTTTGAATGCGTTAAATGCGGTTAAAAATTTCTCGTCTGAGATTTCCAGCTCTGGAAGGACGAAAGCCCGGCGAGAGTAGTTGTCTCGGAATCGAAACTCCATTCCATCCTCTTTGATTGCGAAGTTTACAACCTCGTATTGCCTAAGCAGTTTATTTTGACTCATTTTCCTCTCCTCGCCAGTTCGGCACGTTCAGTTCCTATTTTCTCGTAGATCTCAGTCACGAGCGCTAACGTCGCTCCCCGATCCGCAAGTATCTCGTATGTTCGCTCAATACGATATCCACTGTTAAGATGCCAACGAATTGACGCTCCCAATTGTTCGTTCGTCATGCTGCTGCTGGTCTTTTGAACTTGCATGGCTCCCCTTTGTCTTGTTTAGATTTTTTGAATGTTTCGTAAAATGATTTCGCATATGTAATTTTAGGGTTTGTCGAATTTGGATCGTAATACTCCTCCGGTGATTTTGCACTTAGGATAAACTGTTTTGTTGTCGGTGATATTTTTTGTGCCTGAATATAATCCTCGAAGTATTCAAAATCTGGTTGGTGATTAGTTTGTGTTGGTCGTTCCGAGGATGGCGGCTTTAGCGCGACTATAGTTGATTGTATTTTTTCGTAATAAGATTTTGCAGATGCAATTGTGATCGGAATCGGTTTCCAAAATTTAAGATCGTCTTTGAATTCCTTAGACTCTTTGATCCGTATAAGATTAGATACAACTTCTATAATCTTATCAGCCGAAAGACCAGAAGTCATAAACCAATTTAAAGCAGAGGTTTCTTTTCCAACAGTATGAACGTATTCGATATTCCTCGAAGCGAGAAGCTCCTTTGTTTTTTCATAAACGTTTACAAATGTAATAGTTTCAGAAGAAACCTCTTTTTCTTTCTTTGTACTATCTAGTTTATTATCCCCTTTAATATCTGCTCCATAATTTGTGGAGTGCATGCACTCTATATTTTGTGGACCCCACTCTACTTTTTGTGGGGGGTCTTCCACATTTTGTGGACCCGGGTCTATATTTTGTGGAGTGGGTTTGATGATTCGAACGTTAGAAAAAATAAACCGACTTGTCCCGTTTTTTGTTTTTAAAAGCCTGACTGTTATCGCACCCTTTTTTGCTAACCTTGAGATAGAGGCCGAAATGGCTTTTTCAGCTTTCGTTTTTTCCGCCAAAAGTTTTTCAGAATCTTTTTCGTACGGGTTATACCTCTCTAATAGTCTCGCAAAATAATCGTTAGTTGCAGTACACCCTTCCTTCCGATTACTAAGATTGTGAATCAGCGAAAAAATTATTTTCTCTCCGTCTGTCAGTCCGAATCCGTTAACAACATTAAAATCAACAACAGCATAAGAAGATCCCTCGGGCCGATTGGGACGTGGAACTCGACTAGGAACGGCACTCATACGACACACTCTGTCTTAGACAAAGGCGGGACCAGGTAGAGAGTATTGTTTAGATAACTATCGAGGTCATCCAGACTATCCGTTACAAAAACAACAGAGTTGTTTTTTTTGATTATAATCTGATCACCAATATTTATTGTTATACTACTACAAAGATCAACGTGATGAAATTCCATTGTCCCGTATTTTAAAGCCATCTTCGTATATACAGTTCCAACAAAATTCCATTCGTTCGGCCTAACTTGTTTAAATTTATGTTTTTGTAATATACTATTTATGTGTTCGTTTTGCGTATCCGCAATCATGATAATTATCCCTTCCTCTCACTGTCCTTTATGTCGCCTTGTCGGATCCAAAAAAGAGACAGGTTTTGTATTTTTAGCTTTGTCAGTTGTAGAGTTTGCAGCCTTTAAAGCGGCGTCCTCTTGTGTTAAATAACTTTTGCGTATGTGACTCCACTTTTGTATAAGATCGTCAGCATCATAATCTTCTGATCTACCGTGTAACCACTGCAAAAAGTAAAACACCGATACAACGGAAATTGCAGTTAATCCGATCAAAAATTTTAAGCCGGTTTCCATAGTTTGATTAAAGTCCTTATACATATAGAGCAAACTACGGAAGACCCAGATACACATGCCAGCGCAAGACTATACCACACGGTTAGTATTGCATATTGTTTGAGTATTATAAAATCGTAATAGTATAGTTCAAAACTCATAGCATCACCAATCCGCTTTTTCGCCGAAAAAATGAGTCGATACGAGATCAAGTGTTACTATTTTTTTATCCTTTTCAGCGAACACGTCGATCACCTTACCTGACTCAGATCCAGAAGCTGTGCCGAATTCTACAATTGCTTCTGGATTACATTTCTCTAGTTTCTTAATTAATGTTTTAACTTTCATGATTCCACGCTCCTTTTTAGCTCAAGATATGTTCCGTATTCTATCTCTGCTCTGTATCCTATATCTGCTCTTTCTCCGATTATTGCTCGATCTCCTATC